GCCTGTTTCCGTAATATAGGGATTGTTGTGTAATAGATTAAAAGTCGGTCCTTCGTGTTGATTACCCAAAGGTTTAAGCATATCTAAAAGATAATTACTTGAAGTAAACCTATAGTTAGATTTGTTAATAAATTTATCTTCTTGTAAATCAAACTGATCTTTATTAAAACCGAAGGTATTATTCGGGCAGAAAATATCACCAAATGCTGTCATTTCGCTACCACAATCTAAATTACACCACCCCTCCCCTTGTACCGAATCACTACTACCCGTTAATGTCCAAACATTGCTTGAACCACTCTGTTCAACACCCGCGCCTATAAAAGTATTTTTTAAAAACTCATTAATGTGAAACTTTATTGTATTACCACTGCGTCCACCTATTTTAGTTAATAACCGAAGAGGATTTAATAATACCGTTTTTAGGGGTTTGCGTGGGATAAGTTTCGCTTTAGTTTTAAATCCTCCTAAAACTTGTCCTTTAACTTTTGATTTAACCACATCACTCATAGTTTTTGTTAAATTTCTCATAGCAGAAAAATCGTGAGCAGGTTCCAAGCGCCTCGATATAAGTCTCTGAATATTTAGTCCCCACTTCAATGCCTCCCCCTCAGAGGAGTCTAAGTCTAACGGGGCAGTCGCTGCTCCGCCTGCTTGTACTAATGAGGGAGTTGTATCGAGGTCTATAAAAGCACCCGGTTCTGGTTCTTTATGTATAATAGCGTCACGACATTCTTCGTCTAAAAAACATTTTAAAATACGTGATGGTTGAGTAATATCACCTTCTGATATGCTCAGGTCAAGTTCTCTATTTAATACCATCTTTAACCAATAAGGTTCTGCCGACGGTGTTATTTTTTTTAATAAATCTAATCTTTCTTCTAATAAATTCCTATTAATCGTGGGGTCAGACCTTAAATTAAGTATATCGTCTATAAAATCTGGTTCATAAGGTCTTTTAAGAATATTTTCACCAATTAAGTCCGGTTTATTTGATATTTTATGTATATCTTCTTTTACCATATATTTATCTACAACTTCCTCCCCTGACATTACGGAAGTAGTTATTTCATCAACCTCAGAAGACGTATTCTCTAAGTCTTCATATAATTCGGTCATTTGAGACAAATAAAGATATCTAGATGCTGTTACTCGTCGCAGATTGTCTTCCGCCGATACCGTATCAATACTTTTTTCAACTAATTCTATAATCGCCTTAATATTATCGGGTTCGGTGTCAATTTTATTGATTATACTAATTAACATAAGACTGTATTTTTTATTATAATTATTATCACCAAACAGTTTATCTATAAGAGTCTGGCGTAATATATCTAACTTTTCACGTTTTTCGGAATAATCTTCCGAAATTCTAGGGGGACTTCCTCCGGATTGTTTGGACATAAATTCAACGTAGTTCATTATAATCTTCTCCCCGTTTTTACTAGAAACAGTATAAATATTACCTGTTTTAGGACATGTTATAAATTTATACATTATATTATATAAATATATAATTATTACTTATTTTTATCTAACACAACATTCTGATATTATTATACGGAAGATTTGACATCTGCTCTTTAATTATAGACAGTATTTTTTTATCTTCATCGTTTATAAGTGCATTCTGAATTTTATTTTGCAGTTTGTTAATTTTAACCTCTTTTTCTTTTTTAGACAATGGTTGGTTCATTATAGTTTTTACTGCCTTAGTATACGTTTTTTTCACTTTATCAAATATAGTATATATTTCTTCCTCACATTTGTATTTTTCTTCTAATTTATCTTTAATTTCGTCTTTTGCTAATACAGCGTTCATTTTATCAGTATAACGGCGCAGAGCTTTTTCATACGCCTTTTTTTCTTCCACGGTCTCATTTATGACTATATTATTAATATGTTCTCCTAATTTTCGCGATTTATATTTTAAATGGTCTAAATTTTTTTTAACCTTATGTAAACTGCCAGTATTTCCACGGGTTAATTGTTTGGACATTTATAATATAAAAGAACTTTTAATTTATATTTAAACTTAAATATTGAAATAAATATAATATGTTAAGTAAATTTATACATAATTCTGATGATAACCCAATTATAAAAAAAAAAAAGTTTGTTATAAATAATTCTAATAGTCCAGTCACTAAAAAGTTAAATAAAAATATTGTTATAAATTTACCACAACATATACTAACTAATAATATTAATAGTGATGACATCGAAAGCGGTTCTGTTACCACTGATGATAAATCAGAAGAAGCTACTATGACCCATACCAGTGAGTTTTTATATAATAAAACCAGGGAAAGTATAAAAAAAAAGCTCAATCGTACAATCGAATTTGATATAACTGACACAATTAGATGGCGTTTTATATGGAGGAAAATGGGTGACATAATGGAAGGTTTATCTCTGGTAACATCGCTTGTATCTACAGTATTATCGTTTTCTGCCGGAGCATTTGATACAACTAACCTGGCTTTTGCCGCAGGTGTATCTGGTTCACTTTCACTCGCCTTAATGCGGGCAACTTCCTACGCTTTAAAAGAAAGTAAAGAACGCGAAGAGCAACTAAATATTTTATTGGATAAAGCTAAAATAAAACAAATTCCATCTTTAATACACGACGATGTAGACACTTAACATACTTCACCTAAATATTTATTCACATTTTTATTAAATAATGGCATATCGTTAATATATTCTTCGGCCGCCACAGTATTTAAAGGATCATCTGGATTAGGGTATGTTAATAATTGTGGGATAAATACAGTTGATATATGACTTAATGTATATATCGGCGACCATGCCGTATTTAAAACATCTAAACATATACTGCCGGAAAAAAAATCAATATTTGGATGCCATATTTTATCTACAAATCCTATAGACGGTGATTTAAAAGGATATTCTTTTGGGAAAGAAATTATAATTTTCCAAGTACCGTTTTCATATACAGTATCATTTGGTCCATCTATATAACAATATACAGTATTTTCGTCAATTATTGAAATTTGACTATTTTCTTTTAAAACTTCTATATCCCTTTGAATTCTTTTATTTGCAAACTCCATTTGCTTATTATTAATTAATATTTTTTAATATATTTATAATTCTAATTTTTTAATATTAATACTATAAAAGAATTACATACACTAACAATATTTATGGCTGTTTTGTAAGAGAGTTGACAAGTTTTTTTTTAAAATATTTTAAATTATCTTTAATAAACAATATAGATGCTGTCTTCTCTCCCGAAATTTTAGTTACAATCGATTTGAAATTACTGTTGTAAATAGATTTTTTATAGACAGACGCTATTTTATGTATTATATCAGTCCAATCTTTTGGATAAGATAAAATAACTTCATCTAATAATATATGTAAGTCATCTATATCAATATAATTTAAAAGTTCGATACTATTACCTTCTAATAACGATTTAAAATTTTTATGTGTTTTTTTATAATTTAAAACTCCCATAAACGACTCGATATGAAAATGTTCGTATACATAGCCCTTATTATAAATATAATAACTTGAATAAAATAGATTGTTAATCCTTTCTATAGTTTTCTTCAGAATTCTGCACATATTTCGAAAATAAATTACATCAAAATAAATCTTCATTTTATACGGGGTTATATGTGTTGAGGTTTTATTAAATTTAATATAAAACTCCGCATCGTCTTCCCCAAATTTCTCTATAAAAACGGTTTTGTTATCATAGAACTTCCAATTATTTATAGCTAAAATATTACAATTTTCGTTAATGGTGTACGTTAAGTTTTCAGCATAAATCTCCCCATATTCATACGATAGTTTAATTACGAGATTTATGATTGTTAATTTATAATTAATTACAGCGTTATTTATTAGCGCCAAATATTCATCTATTATAAGATTAGTAGTAACATCTGCACACTCATCCAATTTATTGTCAAGAGACTTAATATAATTCTTATTAATAACAAAGTCTTTTATGGGATATGTTTGTTTTAAAGGTTTTTTAGCAACTGATATAAATTTTTTTCTCAAAATAATAAGACTTTTATATAATTTATCAGAAGTGCTATCAAATAATCGAATACGTATATTTTCGATTATAGGTTTTTTATGTTTATCTAAAATATTAATTTTAAAATTATCAATCCAAATACTATCTTTTTTCCAAATTTTAACTTTTATTTTACCTAAATGCAGAAGATAATGTTCAAATATAAAATTATCGATTGTAACAGCGATGTAATTATGTAAATATATATGACTTTGTATATTTTTTACCATTATTTTGGGAATCGCATCACAATCATTGGAGTTTAAAAAATCGTTGAATTCGGACAGTATATATAAAAATCTGTCATCAAGTAAAAATCTATGAAATAAAATAGATATTTTATCACAGTATATTGTTTTACCTGGTCGGAGCGTGATTTTTAATTTATTAATTTTCCCAATAAACGTATCCGAATAATAAATTTTAATAGTGCTAATTTTTAATCGAATAAATGAATCTTTATTTGTTAATTTAAAAATATTAATACCGAAAATGTCTAAATATAAATCCTTCGAATAATACACTCGTAATGATTTTATAAATATATTAAATAAGAGCAAATTATTACATATAATATTAAATCTATTAAAACTCCTTGTCAGTTCATTACGATTTGACCATAAATCAAAATTTTTAGGGGAAACTGCAGAGGGAGTTAATTTATTTAAATGGTGCTCTATATGATTGACTACTATATTAGGGAAAAAGTTTTTAGTGATACTCAACTTTAAAGTATCAAACGAGGTATTTTTATATGTCAGGTCGTTCAGATTAATTCTTATACGATTTTTTTTCAGTGTCAGTGTTAATGAAGTACATATATTTTTTAAGATAATTTTAATAAATATACTAAAAAAAAAATTTAATATACTAATGAAAAAAAATAAAAGCATACATTATTATAGAATAATATAATTATGTTTGTCTTTAAATTTTGTTTATTGGATTATTTCTAAGATAAGAGGTTTTTATTTTATAGGTGCTCTCGAAACAACTATATTTGTTCGGCGAAATGCATTTATTTTTATATATTTTATTTAGACGAAATAAAAATGATTGTTTTTTTATTGAGGATTTGTCCTCTAAAAACTTTACTAACTTAATTAAATCATTCGAAGTAAATACGGTTTCTTTATTTTTTTGTATAGCATTAATAATCCCATCAGGTATATCACTGTTTTTAAATAGTTCTCGTATCTTAGTATAATTATAGTAAATGTTATAGTTAGTCTTATCCTCAATAGTCTCGATATTATTATAGTTTTTAATTAACTTATATGCTATTTTATAATTCATGTTTTTAATTTTATGATTATAATCCGTTCCTAATAAGATGCATAAATCTAAAAAAGAACTATACTTTAAATCTAACTCAAATAAAATCTCATCGAAGTTGTAGTACGAAATATAATCTAACTTATTATTAAAATTTCGCAAAATAATTTTTGAACCGCACGCTACTGCGTCAGTATCATCACTTATAACCCCGTCGACAATATTAAATCGTGATAGTATTGAACATAATTGTTCAGCCTCGGAGAAAGCATCTATATACATTACATTCATCAACCGTAATAATTCCTTAGAACTTTCAAGTACTTCCTTATCTACATATACCAGTCGTTTTTCTAAATTAATTATTTTTTTATTTATTTCAATTATCTTTTCAGGGTCTTCAATTAATAATAAATTTGCTTTTAGATTGAGCACTTGTGTATGGACCTTTTTTTTGAGATTTTTTCTGTTATCGATTGTATGCCTTTTTTCCTCAGGTGGGCGCCCGTCAAAAACAAATATAGGTGTTATTTTAAATTTACTGAGTTTATTAATCATGAAAAACAAACCATTAATATGGTTTCCATTAGAGTACAAGAATTTATATATAAATAAATTAGCATCGACTGCAAAAGTTTTGTTTTTAAAATTAGATAATTCTGTTTGATTATGAGGGTCTATATTTGTAAATTCATCTATTAAATTGTTTAAATTTTTTATGCCCATATAAATGAGATAGTTATACTTAAAATAGTAAAAGATTATTTTAAGTATTTATTAAATATTAATGTTTACCATTTATACGAATTTAGTAACATTTCAGTATTTTTTATCGGCGGTCTCATTTTTGAAGATTGATCAGGTAGAACAATTATATATAAATCTCCAAACGATTTATTTTTATAGTCATATAACCCCTTATTATCAAGTTTAACAATATTAGTTGTATCTAATAAAATATCACAATCTATTAAATAATTTTTACTTATTTTTTCAATATAATTAAATCCTTTTAAATAATTATTAATATGTATATTTAAACTCAATTCTATATCATAACTATCATCTCTCCTATATAAATTCTCGGGAAAGTTATTATAAACAATGATATCGTAAGAAACATCATTAAATTTGACTGTAAAATCCGTATAAATTAGATTTAAAAGATATGTTGTTTTTTTATTATTATCAGTTACAATCATTTTAATAAAAGAATATTGTCGTAAAAAATCAATATCGATATCGATAACATAACCACTCGCTTTACTTAACTCGGTTAAATTAATTTCATGTAAATAAAAATGTGTAATAGTAGATAGTGTTCGTTTTTTTATATATTTATTGAGCGTATTAGTAGTTTTATCAATAAAGTCTTCACCAGTAAATGTATTTAAAATATCACTCGCAGTAGCATTTTCATCTAATATATTGTTTTTAAATTGATTAAATGTCGATTTTAAATAATCGCCTATTATTGGGTCTAATGTAGAAAACATCTGATTAAATAACTCAAAGGCATCTTTAAAATCTATAGTCACTTTGCTATCTTTATCATATCGTTCCTTTTGTACTGGGTCTGATAGAACTTGGTACGCTTCTGCTATTTTAATAAATTGTTTGGAATTACCATTATTTTTATCAGGATGATACTTTAAAGCTAATTTTCTATACGCTTTTTTTATTTCATTAATTGAAGCCTTATTATCTAATTCTAACACATGATAATAATTATTCATAGAAAAAGATATGACATTAACTTTAAATGTTTAATTTTTTCTAAAATATTTCTTTCTCAATTCAAACATTTGCGCATCGGTATGTTGATTTGTTACTATTTCATTGAACTTTTTTCCTTTTAAAAATTCCTCTAAAAAATGTATTGCATAAATACCACATTCGGAATCCTTGTATTGAAACTGTTTTTTATTATAAAATTCTTTAAAACATTTTGTTTTAAACGACCCACCATGTTGATTTGTCACCTGTTTATCTAAAACCAACTCACCATCTTTCCCTACATCGACAATGCGGTTTAAGATATTTCCCTTAAAAACGACTATATTGTCTAATAATTTAGTATACCATCTAGGTTGGGCGCCACCTTTTTGAACTTTAATTGTATTATCCTTATTTATTCTAATAAAGTTGAAGATTTCAGTGTGCGTATCATCCATATCATCGACGTTTAATATGTTTTTCATAATTAAATTATTTCCTTGATTTTTTAATTTATCCATTAAGTCTTTAATTTCTTTAGGCGGAGGCATCCCGACACTATCAAAAAAATAAATTCCACCTGTTTTAAAATCAACAAACATACAAACCCAATGTGAACCTCCACGATAATGAGGGTCTAAATTAAAAACTATACCTAATTTTCGCACACCTTGTTTATACAATTTAGTCAAATTAATTTTACATAATTCATCTGAAACACACATGCCCTCGAATATATCATTATCAAAGTCGATTGGTACAGGTCCAATAAATTTAAAATCGGTATATTTAAGTTCGTATTGTTCCATTACTGCCTGAATATCTAATGTTGATAGCCATTCGGTAAGGTCGCCATTCCATTCCTCCGGAATTTTTGGACGAAACGTATCTTCATGTATTTTCTTATCCTTTAAACTTGACAATACATTATTTTGCAATAAACACCAATCTTCCTTGCACTGCGGTGTAAATCTCATCATTTTACTTTTAATTTGCCCCCAAGTAGATTTTCTATCTAAAACATTATTTTTGTCATATATAATCTCTATCTTATCATTAGGATATTGTTTATTATATTTTTTAGCGATTTTAATTAGAGATTCGTCTTCAAAGCAAGTTATAGTATTATCTTCAGTTAAGGGTGAACAGTTTTTTTCAGACATGTTAACTAATATAAATAATCATTTTAAATTTTAAAATTATTATTAAATATTTCGCGAACGCGAGCGTTTAATTATTGAATTTATGAATATACGTTCTATTGATAAGATTTACAACTAATTAATGAAGTTCCAAATGATTGTCGTTGGTGCTTAATCTTACTATACAAAACATATAGAAAATTATAGACTAATTATGAAAAAATGAGACATTTAACCCGTTGAAGATTTAAATTTTCGTCTTTTTATAGTATATAGATGACTCAACATTTGAGTGAAGTAGTAAAATTATTGGCAATAAATTACTATAAAAATAATGATTTAACGCAACAAGAAGTAGCAAATATATTCAATGTAACTAAAAGAACTTTACAAAATTGGTTAAATGCATATGAAAATAATACATTATCAAGAAAAAAGAAAATAGGTAAATCTTATAAAGTGAAAGAAAAGCATATAAAATTAGCATTATCAATAATTAAAAAATACCCACATATTTCAATTCAAGGCTTATGGATAATGTTACAAAAAAAATATACAGATTTTACAATTACTCCACAACATTTAGGTGTTGTAATAAGAGATCAAAATATTACTAGAAAAAGAACAACTAGAAGACATTTCCCAAAAACTAGATATGGAAAAACAATTAACTTGAAAGAGTTGAATACAAAATTTTATAAAGAAGTTGATAAATATTTTTTAAGTAAAATAGTTTGTCTTGATGAAATATCTGTTAGCGTTCAAATGAAACCGAACTATTCTAGATGTGAATTAGGAAAAGGTGTGTACAAAAAACAACTAACAATAATGTATTTAAGAAATATACTTTATTAGTAGCAATAAATTATAAAGGAGTTGTTGGATGGATTCTTTATAAAGAAGGTGGTATTACAGCCGAAAGATTAATTTTATTTTTAGATAAATTTATAAATAATAAAATGAAAAAACATTTGATTATAATGGATAATGCTGGTGCTCATAGAAATAAAATCATTAAAAAGAATATAAATGACAATGGTAATCAATTACATTATTCTATTCCTTATAAACCAAAAACAAATGCAATAGAAACATGGTTTAGTCAATTTAAGCATCATTTAATTCAAAAACAAGGAAATGGCGTAACTTTTATACATTTAAAGAAGACAATTAAAAAAGTAATTTCAATAATTGATACTAAAAGCTATACTAATATTTTGAAATATGCTTATAAAAATAAAGAAAATCAAAAAACAATAAGCAAAGTATCTACAAGAAGAAGAAAGCCTAAAAATTACATTAATTAAATGTGTTTGATAAAATTTTATTAACTTCGTCAGCTAATCCACTCCATGAATTTTTAGCAGATATTTTTTGAATATTTATTTCTTTACTTAATATGTTTATATTTTCATTTTGTATAGAATCAAACAACATTATATTTGTATTCTTATTATATTTTTTAACCAATGTATTAATATTGTTCATATTTTCATATACATTTTGTACAACTTCTTTACCATTTATAGTGAAATTACCAGAATTTAATGATGATTGACTAATATAAATAAATTGTATTTTTTGTGAAGTATTTAAAATATCTTTTTTGAGTCTTTCGAAACGTCTTATATATTTATTTATAGTTTCTTCATTATAACGATCATGTGGAAATACAGCATTATATAACTGATTACAAATTGCAGCTCCATTTTTTCTAATTGTATAATGTTCAATTCCATCATGCCAACATTTTTGATCATTTCTAAAAAAATGTTCTCTAACAATTTTATTAATATCCATACCATCTTCTAAAAGAAGATATAACATTTTATAAATAAAATATGGATTAGATAAAATCCAATCAAATGGATAACTATTTGTTCTTAAATTATTGTTTAATAATACCTTGGGGGTTAAACATTGTACTCCTAAAGGAATATATAAAGTATTAGATTTCATAGTATACTTTATATTTAGAAAAAAAATATAAAGTTAAGGACGAAAATTTAAATCTTCAACGGGTTAAAATTTGCGTAATATTTATAGTGGATATAATGGGATAGCGCTAAAAAGAAACTGGCAAACGTTTCATAGGTCACATATAATGAACGAACTCTTACTTATTACCGAAGGAACCAAAATAGAGCAATTGTACCCCCTTTATACAATTTTTTATAAAGGGGTTACCAATAAATTTGATTAATAGGGCGTCAACTATTATATGATTAATCAAGTGTCTTACTAAGGTCTGTCAAAAGTTCTAAATAATGATTTCTAACGAGAAACTTCACGCCGAAGTGCAACTCCGTCTGCGCGATAAACACACGTACAGGCGTATAGACAAGTACATGAAAAGAGGAGGGTGGAAAAAGGCAAGCGTGAAAGCCTTCACCAAGCGCACAGTACGCAAGAAGAAGTCGCGAGACACCAATGGCAAACTCCTTAAATTTCCCAACGGCAAACAGAAATGGAAGCGCATCTGTCGCCTCCGAAGAGTCCCGTTGACGGACGAGGTGGATGTGAATACCCCATTCATCAACTCCCGCAGTCACACAGTCTATATGAGCACGGTAAAGAGGATCTCCAACCTCTCCCGCAGTGGCGACCTCAAGACCTACTCCGGCAAACCGTTCACCCTCGCCACAATGACGCCAGAAGACATTGACGGTGTCTATAATAAACCGTTCGCGCCCGATTCCGCCTTTCATGGAGAGGGGCAGTTCCCGGCTTTGGACCTCAGTGGTACCAAAACTACTAAGGAACGCAAAGATGCGCGCTATACGCAGCACAAGAATGCGACCCGACCGGGACACCGCCTTTTCTCAACGACGCTCAAGCGGATCTACATCTGTCGCGAAATGATTAAGGCGGATAATGCGTGCTGCCGCACGGCATTTGTCGCCACTGCCACAGTCGTCGGCGTCATCGCCACTGCCACAGTCGTCGGCAGCGTGTGCACGATTGTGTAATATATAAATCCTAAAAACCCAAAAACATCAAAACACCCCAAAAAAACACACAAATAAAAGTATTTAAAAAATAGTTTTATTTTTTTTTATATATGTTGTATATACGTATGAGTATTACAATTAAACCTGTGATAAAATGGGTCGGCGGAAAAAGAAAAATAATGGATAAAATTATAGGAAAACTCCCCGAGGAATTTAATAATTATTATGAACCCTTTTTAGGTGGTGCAAGTGTTTTTTTAAATATGCCTTTTAAAAAAAAAGCTATGATAAATGATTATAATATCGATTTGATAGATTTATATAAAAATATTAGAGATAATCCTAAAAGCCTATTAAATAGACTCAAAAGAATTAAAAATAAATATAATAAATTAACTGATATGGATTTAAAAGCAGCTTTTTTTAAAGATACAGTACTGAAAATTAATAAAATAAAACGCCCTAGTATACGCAGAAGCGTGTTATATATTTTTCTGAATAAGGCTTGTTTTAATGGTTTTATGGCCACTAATAAAAAAGGTCAACTTAGACCCAGTTTTGGTTATCATGATAAATTAAAATTATTTGATGAAGATAATATTAATGCCTTTTCTCAATTACTAAATAAATCAGTTAAAATAAAAAACGGTGATTATATGAAGTTTTTAAAAACTGCCCGACGTGGAGATTTCGTGTATATGGATCCCCCTTATGTACCCGACGATGTAACCAAATGTAATATTAAATATGGGACAAATGGTTGGACCGAAGAAAAATCTATCGAATTATTTAATTTATTTGACGAATTAGATAATAGAGGTATTTATTTAATGATGAGCAATAGTTATTCGAAATTAGTCAGGAAACATTTTAAAAATAAAAACTACAAAATTAAAAAAATTCCTATCATTCGTACCGTATCAGTTGATAAAAATACAAGAGGAGTCAAGTATGAAGTACTAATTACTAATTACTAATTTTCAATACTTCACAGTCATCTTTAATCAAATATACTCAATGACTACAATCATTTTATTAGTTTATTGCAAATAAACTTTCATATAATTATTATTTAAAAATATTTAAATAAACTATTAAATAAGTATACCAATGGATGACAATATGACTTTTACCGCATTTGATTCAATCAATCCTAGGTCCCAGAGATTAAACAGTAAATCTAACAAATACTGTTCTAATAACACTATTTTAAAATATATTTGTTTTACCCCAATTTTTTTAAATTTATTATTACTTTTATTTTCAAGTATATATACTAATGTTATCTTGCAAACATTTCTTTTAGAAGTTAATAAGAAAATAGGAGCGTATGATGTAAAAAGAATGACAGAACTTTACTACAATGTCAGCCACAACGCATATATAATGTGTATAAATTATCCTTTGATTACTAATCCATCATTATGCCATTTAAGTTAATTAGTTTTATTATAGTTTTCGTGTTGTATCCAACCGTCATCTGTCATAAACCCCCATTTTCGTATTTTTTTCCCTGGGATAAATAAAGTCCAACACTCACCCGCCTGAGGATTTAATTCAATTCGGTGTAAATCGTTGGGGGCACCACATTTACAAGTAAAAGGACCACGCCAAAATTTACCAGAAGGCGTATGTTCTAAATATCCGCCTCGTAATATACAGGTGAAATATGACCACGGGTGATCATGTAAATCATCGGGATCCGATTTTAAAAATTTATGAATAAAAATATTAAAAGGAAAATCTGTCCGGTCCTTTAAACATAAATAGTATCGTTCTAAATACGCTTCGTCTGTATCTTTATCTTTAATAATTCGATGTCTATTGCATCGTTGAAATGCCTTTTTTACAACACTGCCCGTTATCTCGATAGTTTTGTTTGTTATATGGGATATAATTTTTTTGGTAACCATAACACCAGTAAAAAAAAATTTGTAAATCGTAATATACGCCGAAGTCATTTATAAATTATTATTATTTTTTATCTTTAAAGTTTTAATTTAGGCAAACTATCAATTAATTTAAAATTTATTTTTTTTTTAGCGACGGCATCCTTACTATCGTATTCCAATTCTCTATATTTAGTATATTTTTTTAAGCGCCCCATCACAATCTTTTTAAATGACATCCCCTTTTTGTAAGTAATAGTAATTTTAAGTTTCATAATTTAATTAATGTTAACAACAATAACAAATTATTTTAATCAAATTTTTTAATTTGTCATTAGATGTCGCATTAATTTCAAATCATCTTGTATCCAAGAATATAATAATCCTGTATTTAATAAAAATTTTAGAATAACCATTAATTGTTTTGGTTGGTTAAAATAAGTTAGCAGATATTTACTTTGCCAACTCCAATTACCCGAACAAGCCATTATATAACTTATAAGACCAACCTTTTTTAAAACTCTAATTATTATAGAATTATGGTCATGTAATTTTCGGGCACCTAAATAGGTGTTTACGACGCCAGCCGAAGAACTAAACGCACCATATATAACCATAGACTTTGATATACTGGCGCCACTAAAATCAGATAATAATACTATTATAAGCGCCATAACTACACCATAATGGTGTATTTTTGTACTGGTCGGCATCTTTCCTGAATGCAGTAAAGAAACAAAATCAGTGGATGCATATAACATTGTTAATAATTTCCATTCATTTTGAGCATCAGAACCTACTATTTTATGAGTATTTAATACATAATCTGGGTTACTATAAAATATTTTTATAAAAGAAATAAAAATATATAACATTACTGCGGACTTGTTAAGGTTTGTTATTACGTAATGTTTATTTGAATACGTCAGAGTTCTATATTTTTCATAATACCGCGATAAAACCAAATCTGTAACATACAGGGACCCTTTGTACCCCACTGACATTAGGGCAAATTTACCAACATAATTAATTAGTCCAGTATTCATTATATGATATATAAATATAATATACATTATATTTATGTTAATATTATTTAATATGTATTAGAAAAAGGTCGTTTAATATTATCGATTTTATGACGTAATTTATATGGTTTGAGTACAAAACTGTATTCAGAAAATGTATTAACATATAGTCTCATCCATTGATCTGGTTCAGTATAATTCATGCATATAAACTGGCAACCTAAATAATAAGGAAGTAAATGATTAAAGTTTCTTTTCATTCTACCTTCAAAGGACGGCACAACCTTTGTCATATATGTTTTATTAAATTCTCTAAATTCTTTAATATCTTTGCAATCTAATATTTCTTTGTGTGTGACAGTTCTAATATTACCATAGTCTGAACTTCCCATATTAACCAGTTCATCCATGTCGGTATCGATTACGTCGTCATTGCATATTATAACTACTTTATCGAGAATATTTTTAATAGGAATATCACATATATTTACTTTACTTTGTCGACCTTTATAACCGTATTCGATAGGTAATAATTTTCTTATAAAAAACTTTTTTATTAAAGTAGCACAGTCGTCAAAAGCATCCTTATTATGCCAAGTATTGAAATTAAGACTTAAAAATAATGGATCATCGCCATTAGGAACTTCTTTTCCAAACGCATATAATGAAATAAATTCTAATGTTTTTTCAAGAGGTATAGAGGTTGTGTAATGCCAATTACCTCGCTCACGACCGGCACAAACAACTAAATTAGTGCAATCAAATCCTGAATTCATAATATCTATATCAATATGGCGACAACCGAAAAATAATATTCGTTGGAGAGAATCGATGCTGGCGTAATCCATATAATTCGTGCATGGTAAATAAGATTTATAAGAAGAGGCAATATAAAAGTCCTTCAATTTATAATTTGCAGTATTTGCCATAACTTTCGTATTATATCGTAAAGACGTAATTTTACACGCGGTATAATTTTTATTCATTCTTGATAAAAATCGAGGCACTCTTCTAAAAAATATAACAAAATAGACAACTATAAAAAAAATAATGACTACTATAATTATTAAATTCTTTTTATTCTTATTAATAGTTGCCATAGTACGTGCTTTATAAAAAGAAAATTTAGCACTTGCCGCTTGTGCGGCGGGAGAAGTTCGGACACTTGTCATAGTATCTTGTACATTAAATCCACTCACTCTATTACTTAATCCGGCAAACATAATTACTAATATATATATTTATTTTAATTTTCACTAAATATTACATGGTTTAAATGATTTACGATGAAATTGGGTTATTCCATATTTAAGTATACCCTGCATATGTTTTTTAGTTCCATAACCCATATTCGTATCCCAACCATATTTTTTAAAGTCAGGTGTCTCTTCAATTAATTTATGTATATATTCATCTCGATGAGTTTTAGCAAGTATTGATGCCGCTGCAATATTTCTATATTTGTCGTCCCCTCCTTTTACGAGTGTGTACTCAATTGTCTCGTCATCATTATTTACAGGGGGAAAACTGTGGCGTGTTAGAAATCTATTTCCGTCTACTGCTAAATGTTCCGGACTTACGTTTAATTTATCCACCGCACGATGCATTGAACGCAGAGTAGCATTAAGAATATTATATTTGTCTATTTCTTCTGGATATGCGAAGTCAACCGACCAAGAAACAGCTGTTTCCTCTATATATTTTCGTAATTTATCGCGCTTTTTTTTTGAAAGTTTTTTAGAATCTTTTATCTCTAAATATTCATCTGTAATAAATTCATAAGGTAAAATAACGGCGGCAGTCGATACTGGACCCATTAAACAACCCCTCCCGGCCTCATCAATCCCCGCTTCCCTCACGTTACTCTTAATTGAGTTATGCATTTTAATATCTAAAATAATTATTATTTTAAATATCAAATTTTATAACTTTATTTTTGCGTTGATTTATATAAACGGTGGCATTTTAGCACCTTCAAAATCAAAATAAAGTAAAAACTCGCGCCAATGTTCTATTAATATTAATAATTCTTTTTCTTCTAATAAACTAAAATATCGTAAGGTATCCCGTGTTGATAATTTTAATACAAATTTAATATATACGTATAACCATACCCATACTTGACAATGAGCATCTTCCTCCAACGGTTGCAGATTAACTAAATTAACAGCAACAAATTCGATCCCATCGTAATGTCCAAAAAGATTCTGAAACGCTAAACAGAGCGCATCTTCGACCGGGTCACCCCCACCATCATATCCTTTAAATTCAGTAAATGAACATGGTTTATATTTAAAAGTTCTTATATTATTCTTATTTAATGGCGGTATCACGCCGCGCCTTCCGTTTCGTAATTTTTCTAGAGTAGTAGAATATGGTATATTTCCATCTGCATCACGATATGCTATTTCCCCGCCCCAAGATCCTCCAGGATCAAAAAATTCTACTCTTTTTTCTAGTGGATAATAGAGAGATAAAGCAAAATGAGGACCAGGAATAATCGTCTTAAATATATATACAGGACCTTCTGAAGACGAAACTCCTCTGCATTGTGCACGTATTGACCGCATTAATTTTGACTTAATTATATGAGAATTTAGCATAACAGAATAGTCTTCTTTATCTGATAATATAGGGTGAAGAACCGCAGCAGTATGTCTGTCTAAAATTATGGACGAACGTGTATATTTAGAACCAATATATGTTTTTTCTTGAAAATAATAACTTTTTTTTTGGTTTTTATAATTTGGTGCCAGTGTCACACGGCAAGAGGCGCCGCGTGGATCTGGTAGAAAATCCAAGATTTTTTCATCCAATGATATGTATTCTACTACTGTGTCACGTTCGTCATCAGGAGTATGTTTTATAACTTGAATATCCATACATTGGTCCGAACCTGCGTAATAGTTGCCCCTTTTATAATCATAGTAACATTTGGAAAAGAAAACTTTTACTCGAGAATTAGTAAGATCTAATAGTTTTATTATATTCCAAGTAGTTTGGCATATCATTTCCTCCCATCTTCGTGTAAATTCATCCCGTTCCTGCGCATAGATAGTTCCTATCAATTCTGAAGTGGAGGGTTTCTTTCGCCCACAACACTTAATTAACCTTTTTCCAATAGTAGACATACTATTAGTTGTGGGTTCACGCATGCGGGCAAATCTTTTAAGTCCTCTACTTGGATTGGCGGCAATATGATATGGTTTAAATGACTGTGCATCTTTTATAATATTGACCGGATCAAATATTCTAAAGTCTTTTGGTAATGCACCCAAACGTACACTTCTTCGTATAATAATAACTTTGTCAGATATTTTACTTTTCAGTTTTTCTAATTCGAGTAGACGTTTATAACGCCTTGTATATTTTTTAGATGAATTAATATTCATATTTATATATTATATCATTTTAGCTATAAATAATAATTTTAGCACGTCGATAATTATTTATGTCTATATATTATAATGTTAGAATCTCATATTACTGATGTACAATTAGCAGAGGGCGTCTGTGCTCTACTTAGTTATGTTATAGTTTGGTATCTCTTTTGGACTAAATTATCGTTTGAAACCGCCGAAAAAAAATATATAGCGTCAGCATTAAGATGGATATCAATATGGATTGGTCGTAAGTATGGTACTAGTTTATATGTGACTTTAAAAAAGAAATATAATATTAAAAATTATAAATTCTCTTTATTACCTAAATTGGATATTAATATTTATTAGTTAAATTAAATTTATTATTAATATAATATAGATGGATTATATTTATAATGCTTATTGTATGTCACAGATTTTTTTTGATAAGGGGAGTTATTATATAAGCAATAAAGAACTGGATGATTATATTAAAACAAAAAGAGTTTTTGGGTCAAACAGTAAAGGGTTGGCATGTATGTATGATTTAACTTATAAACCTGATTTTATTATTAAACAATTGCTGCTCGGTAACGCGTATAATGCACGAAACTTTTATGCACTAGAAAAGGATAGAATCGGATTAATTATAAATTGTTCGAAAGATATCCCGAATTATTTCGAAGACGAAATAGAGTACCTACGAGTTAATGTGGAAGACAAATTAGATCAATGCATCTATAAATATTTAGATACAACTATAACCGCAATGCACGAATATTTAACGGATAATCCTAATAAGAATATATTAGTTCATTGTTTTATGGGTTCAAGTCGGTCAGCTACTGTTATTATTGCATATTTAATTAAATATAGAAAATATACCCGACGGGACGCTCTCTTATTTTTAAAACAAAAAAGACATTTGGTGAATATCAACGTGGATTTTTTTAAACAATTAAAACTTTTTGAGGAGGAGTATAGATAGTTTTGAACGTTGTGTAATAATTGAAATAATTTGATAAAAATTATTTAAATAAAATATGTTATTAATATTAAATGCCAACCCAAAAACATTCTTCTAAATTTAATGTTTTACAACAGTTTTTGGATAAAAATAGGGGGACTGATGGTTTTACTCATACCAGTATAGGTGCTCCAATGGGTAAATATAGTATAAAACATTCTGATTATGCCAAATTTTATGAATTATATCATAAAGTTGTATTTGAAAATTGCACCCCAACTTATTTAACTGAAGGAATTAAAGACTGTGACATTACACCTATTAAAATTGATATAGATTTAAGATATTTTAATAAGCAGTGTAAAAGAATTTATACAGATGGCGATATTGATAAAATTTGCATGTCGTATATGGAAATTATTGAAGAATATTTAGAAGATCTTGAAGATGAAGAGAGGGTCTTTTACATTTTAGAAAAACCCGCAGCGATTTATGATTTAGATAAAAAGGGTAATAAAAAAACCAAGGGTTCATTATTTAGAATTAAAGATGGTTTTCATATTATGGCACCTAATATTCTTACTAATGATTATTGTCAATTGAAATTCCGTGAACATGTATTTAAAAATTGTTCAACTTATTTAGATAGGCACGCGTTTGACAATCCATATTCTGATATTTTTGATAAAGCGGTCATTGATAGAAATAATTGGCAAATGTATGGTTCTACAAAACCAGGAAAACCCGCGTATTTAGTCTCAAGAGTAATTAGAGTTTTCACAGATCGAGTAGAAAAAGTTGATTACGTCCCACCATCACTTGAATTAATTGAAAAACTATCAGTGCGCAATAAAACAGAGTTTTCGATGCTTAAGTCTGAGGTTGAAGCAGAGGTTTGGGCGCCTGAAAATAATAAACCTAAAAAAAAAAGGAAGAATAGTAAGCGGAAAAAACATAAAACAAAAGTGACTAAGACGGAACTTAAAAGCATTTTAAAATATATTAAGTGCCTTGGCGCTGAAAGGGCAAAAAACTTCCACACTTGGATAGAGGTGGGGTGGTGTTTGCATAATATACACAATAAAGATGACACTTTATTAGATCACTGGATTAAATGGAGTAAAAAGGTTCCGGAATATGCGGATGTTTGTGAAACAGAATGCCGAGAAAAATGGGACGAAATGGGCGATGAGGGATTCGGTATAGGTAGTTTAAAACTTTGGGCGAAAGAAGATAATGAAAAAAAATATTATGAAATATTAGAAAATGATGTGGCGGTTAGAATATGGAAGGGGTGTAATAACGGTAAAGGAACGTCATATGATATAGCTAAAACTATGCATATTCTGTATAGTACTTTTCACGTTTGTGTATCAATTAAAGATTGCACTTGGTATTATTATAATGCTAAGTTTAATAGATGGCAGCGCGATGACAAAGGGTTAGAGTTAAAAAGAAAAATATCAACAGATTTATATAAACATTTTAATAGTATAAAAATTAAAGAAAGTCAATTGATGGGTGATGAAGAGGACCCACAAAATAGTATACACGATAAACGAGCACAAGATATTGGTAAGGTAATGATTAGACTCAAAGAAACTAGTTTTAAGAGTAATCTTATGGTGGAATGTTCCGAATTATTCTATGACCGAGAAAAGAAATTTTTAGATAGTTTGGACGAGGCTAATCATCTTATTGGTTTTAATAACGGCATATATGACTTAAAAAAGGACGAATTTAGGAAAGGCCGTCCTGAAGACTTTATTTCTAAATCGACTAATATTAATTGGATAGAATACGACTCCGATTCTGATGAGATATTTGAAATTAAAGAGTTTTATAAGCAAATTTTTGTAATTAAACGGGTAAGAGACTATGTCTTAATTAGAAGTTCTTCATTCTTGTCGGGGTCAACTAAAGACGAATCCTTTGATATTTATTCGGGGGGTGGTGGTAATGGAAAATCAAAGCATATGGAATTAATGGACAAGATTTTTGGCGACTATGCAGTAAAACTACCCATTCAACTTCTTACAGCAAAGCGTGCGGCTTCCAATGCTGCTACTCCTGAATTAGCCAGAACTAAAGGCGCCAGACTCTGTTCGATGCAAGAGCCTGATACAGGAGATGCGATTAATGTTGGTTTAATGAAAGAACTTACTGGTGGTGATAAAATTCAGGCTCGACGACTTTATGGTGAACCATTTGAATTTAAACCGAAATTTAAAATGGTTTTATGCTGCAATGACAAACCCTCGTTACCTGAACGAGATGAGGGTACTTGGAGACGCGTACGAAATACTGAATTTAGTAGTAAATTCACATATGATATTAAGGGTGAAGACGGTTTAGATTTTAAAATTAATGAAGAATTGGCCGAGAATTTTGAAAATTGGGCGGAACCATTCATGTCGCTATTACTTGAGTATCATAAGCGTTATAAGAAAGAGGGATTGAAGGTTCCATGTGAAATTTTAGAATATACTAAGAGTTATAGAAGTACTAGTGATGCTTTTATCAATTTCATTAATGATAAATTAGACTATGACCCTTCTATTAATACTGGATTGAAAATTTCCGATATATATAAATTGTATAAAAGTTGGTGGGGTGGGATGAGTGATACCAAGGCCCGCTCACGGAAAGATTTACAACGATATTTTGATGAAAAATATTCCAAACATTTAGCATATTCGACAACTAATTCTGGTTATATAGGGTGGACTGTTAAGGGTGTTGATTGTGAAATAGATAGTGATGATGAAAAAAAAGATGATTTAGACGGTTAATTATTATGGAAATCTAAGAGTCGCCGGCTAATTTCTATAAAAGGGTTACTATATATTTTTTTTAAACACCAGTGGCAGTATTTATTTTCATTAACACATAATGTCACATAAATCCCTTTGGTTCTGGTAGTATAGGTTTTGCTCGTCCTCCCATTGGTCCAACACAAGACCATCGATTTGCCCACCAATCAAAACTACATCTTCACCAGAGTATTGATCGCTGCCAATGCTATCAACATTTGTTTGTTGTTCCACCACAACGGTCGCGATTGATACGTCCAAAGTATTCTTCACCAAATCGGCAGCAAGAGTCTCCGCCGCGTAAAACTGCTCAATCTCCGTGTAATACATCATGATAAACGTGAGTTGGTCCAATGTAACGACTTGGGAAGGATGGGCGGTTCCTCTGGTGAACTGGTGGTATTTGTATGTCTCAAATACATCTTTGGGTGCATTCAACTGAATACCCAGAGGGTCCTTGGACGCAACCGCATCCGTCCGCACTTCGACTGCCTCCTCAATCTCCTCAACCGCATCCGTCTGCGCCTCGACTGCTTCCTCCTCAATCTCCTCGACCGCATCCACCTCCATAGCCTTTGTGCATTGAAATCGAGTCCAACTACGAGCAAGCGTTGGGGGTTTGATTGCCATCGGAGCACCATCGCCGTCCTCGTCAATTGAAATCAACTCGGGGGTAAAACGGTGGCCAACCAGGCAGTTGTATTGATTTGAAGCCATTTGAAGGTATAACGTATAATTATTTACACTAAAAATCTGAATCTATCAAATTTTTAGATTAATTAAAGTATAAAGGGGTTGAACTAATAGTTATGTTTAGGTTGCAGCTTCTGTATGACGAATTCTAAGATAGCGCGGATGACGGGGCACACCTCTGGTACTAAAACCATTATAAGTAATAGTGATAATAGTTCCTATTGAATGAGTTTTTTTATAACTTTTTCTTATACTATCATCCATACCAGATACATTAAATTTTATTTCGGGATTATCGATTAAGGTGCAGATAAATGAACCCATCAGGTTTTTATATTTACCTGTTCCGGGTTTATAACCGATAATGGTTGCCTCCGTGTCCGCAACCTCTTTAATCTTATATAAGGTTTTTGAACGTTTTGCTTCATATAAACTCCCTGGTTCTCTTAACATAATACCTTCTCCTCCACCCGCAATAATTTTTTTGGCAAGTTTTAAGGCCGACGATTTAGAAACCATTATTTGAGTTGTAAATTCTAAAATTGGCGCTAAATCGGATAAACCTAATTGCGTCATGCAGGAGTTTCGGGTATTAACAATTTTATTTAATAAGAGCATTCTATTTTCAAAAATATCATCATTATTTAAAACATCGAATACTTTATATTTTACATCTGCTGCTTTCCAACTATTTTCCCATTTTACTAATTCACTCGATTTAGTGGGTTTTTTTCTACGTAATAATCCACAACTTTCAAATTCACCGCGACCTAACCATAATTCTCCATCTAAAGCGATAGTTGGCGGCATGATTGATTTATACCAATCCGGTACATCAAAATTTTTACCCGCTCTAGATTTAAATGATTTACCGTCCCAAATAGCTCTATATCCATCCCATTTTTCAGATGCCCACCAATTATCGACAGGCCTGCCATCATATACTTTTGCCAAGAGTACCCCGTGTTTTTTAACATCATACACACTTTTCCCACCAACCCCGGAGTCACATGATATATCAGGAAGAGAAGAGACTGGAGATAAAGATTTAGTTTGAGGGGGAGCAGTAAATGTAACAATTGTGGGGGAGGTCTTTTTAGTATGAGATTTCTTTTTTTTTTTAGATTTAGTAGTTTTCTTAGAATCTGGAAGTTTTTTTAAACATCCTTTTGATTTCTTCCATTCACACATCTTTTGATTATCACATTTAGGATTTTTAGTTTTTTTAAATTTTTTGCACGTAGGTATTTTACCCTTTTTAGTTTTAATTTGAGAAGGTTTTTTTTCTAAACATCCTTTAGACCTCTTCCATTCACACATTTTTTGATTATCACATTTAGGATCTTTAGTTTTTTTAAATTTTTTGCACCCCGCACCACCCGTCTGGTCTAAATACTGTTTTATTATATTCAACCCCATACGATCCTTTATTGAAATTTTTTTACCGGTTTTTGGATTGGAAATATACGAATACATATTATAATCAGATATAATTATATTATTGTTGATTTTGATATAAGGTTTCTCCCGTGTTGATCTATTATTGTAATTTTAAACTCCGGGGGTTCAGCGCCGTAAACGGTAGGCGTTAAATATTCTATCTGTCTAACAACGGCGCCGACAATGGTATTAATATATTTCTCAAAAAAAGGTTGGTGCCATATTCTCCCTGCAAGGTCCTCAGACGCAGTAAGTAATAGCGTTTTTTGGTGCAAGCGTTCTCCCACGGTACCGAAAAACTCCAGAAGTTCCACCAATCGTTTGTCGAAGGCGAAGTTCGCGTATATTTTCCAACAAAATAGTTTTAATGTTCCCCATGAGCCGTGAGAGTCCGCCTCATGGGCTGCGACAAATATATCGCTCTGTTTTATGGAAGGATTGCTTAAAATTTTCCATAAATCCTCTTTACTGGGATAACATTTACTTGATTTTACAACCCACGCACCTGTACTTGGGTCCTTAATTGAATAAATTGGATGGGTATGCCATATATGCGTAGTCGGGGACTGGATTGACAATGTACAACTGGCACGCCCCAAACTCTTATTCACCCCTTTGTCTGTCATTATGTACCCACCGGATGCCCCATCGTAATGCCCACAAATTTCAAAAGGTTGTTGCTGCAAGACTTCATAAATCTTATTCTCAGTTAACATGGTCGGTCGCGATTGCGACTCGGCAAACGTCATAACGGAGGGCAATGCCGACGAACCACCCCTCAAAGCAGTAAGATAATTTTTTAAAATAGTTTTTCCTAATTTACCAGTTATCAGAACATGGCGACCAGTTATTGGATTAATGATTTTAGAATACATATTATATACTATATATAAGTATATAAAAGTAATTGATATTATAATTTATCTTTTCAGTAACAGAAATATAATAGCTATTGATATTATTAATAAAATAAATTTAAATATATTAGTTACGGTATTATAAAAAACCAAATCCTTATTATTATATAATAATTCTCGTGCGTGCTTCGACGCCTCAGCGCTATTAGTATTAATAATTTTTTTATTTTTAGTTATTAACGTTTCATTATCGCGGATATGCCTGTTTTGTTTATTTAATAACTCCTCGCGTGTATCAATTAGTTCTATTTTTTTTAAATATTGACTTTTTAATTCCCTGAATCTATGACTGGCGACTATTTTGGATTTTTTTTTTGATTCAATTAATTGTCCTTGCAGTAAACTAGTTTTGTTAGTTAACTCATTTATTTCATTTTTTAATTTTGAATGAGTACCATCGAGTTGTTCAAATTTGCTTGTTAATTTTTTTTTATCAGATTTTAATTTTGAATTCTCTCTATTTAAACTATCAACTCGCGCCGTGACCGCATCTGCTGCTGAGTTTACAGAATTTTTTAAATTACTAAAGAACGCCATTTAATATAATACTTATATTTTAAAATTTAACTATTTAGGACATTTTTTAGATGTCCCACCGTTTGATATGACCCCCGACCAATCTCTTTTATTAAAATATAATCGATTTCTATTCCTATTAAAATACATATTTAATACCAAAATTGTTACTAAAACAAGTGTTAATATTGTTATTACAGTATAACCGATTTTTAAGGAAACCGAACCATTTTTAATTAGTAAACCTGTTAATAGTGATAGTAAAATAAAAACCCCCACATATTTTAAAAGAAACAAGAAATAATCTCGTTTACGAAATTCATTATTATTGACTTGCGTTCTTTTCGCAGAAGTACTTAAATCCTTGGATAAATTATCTATTTTACGTTTATTTTGTTTTAATTCATTTTCTTGATTATTTAATAAAATATTTGTCGGTGCCTCTACTAAATGACGCCGGTCTATTCGGTCTGTATTCACCGTGTATTTTTTTTCTGCTGAATCAAATAATTGACCCATTAATTTTTTTTTTCTATTTAACAATTTTACTAAAATAATCGGATTTTGGTCAGGATTTTTTAAATATTCTGCTAATTCTGCTTCTAATTCTTTTAAACTTTCTTTATGAATATTATATATACCAGGAGCAATACTAATTTCTTTTGAAATAATCTTATTAGCTTTATCAGCAGAATCTTTAATATCTTCTAATCCAATTATTCTTTCTCCTCGCGCTCTAGATTTAACCAATAAATCACTATATTCAATCGTCTTCTTATTAATATCATTGATAATATTATCTATTTTTATTTTTTCGATTTGTAGACTTTTCTTGGCGTCCATAATTTTTTGTTCAGCTAAAAGTTTATCATTTTCTAAATTTGTTAATTCTTCTTTAAGTGCCGCCGTTAAAGCCATGGCATTTTCGGTTTCAACCTTAATAGTATTTTGTAATTCTATTATTCGCGCCTTTTTTTCCTCAAAAACTATTTGAAGTTGACGATGTTCGTCATCTAATAGTTGACGTTTTTTTTCTAAAGCAGCAGATTTTTGCACCAAATTTCTCAAAATTTCTTGATGTTCTTTAGTTAATTTAGAATATTTATCACTTAACATTTGTTCTAAGTCTTCGCGTTGTTTTTTAAGAGTAGTGGCTTGATTACTTAAGGCGGTTGTTCTTGCTGCCTCGGCCTGTGGTATCTCAACGTCCCTTCGGTTATCATAGGGCGCACGTAATGAATTGTAGGCCGTCTGTATTTCGTCATAGTAGGTTTTTCTTACTCCGGATCTTCTATTTATAGTTTGAGTAGAAAGCGGCGGCGGACCTCTATCAACCCATACACATTCCGGGTTGTTAATATCACTTATACGACTGGTGTCCCAACATTTGGCACCACCTCCGTCGCCACATTCTTTCCAAGATCGTGTAGCACATACACTGTCACTTTTACTGCCTCCAGAACTCGTTCCCTTGCACGTACCCCACTCCCTTTTATTCCAAGACTTACACGTTGCATTACATTTTTTAAACCAATCAGCGTCCCAATCATTGTTTACAGAACCATTCTGGGTCGCAGTACCCGCTTCATTGCAACCCGCCGTTCCAACAATTGAACGACAATTCCAACATCCATTACTTACTGTATTTTGCAATTCTGCTTCTTTCTTAACAAGGGCGCTTAAACCACCCCAGTTACCACCTTCAGGGGCAGTAACAGAAGTCACTTTACTATAATAATTAACCGCGCCTTGTAAAAATTTATTAGAATCGGACCCCCTTTTTAAATTCCCCCCTCCGGTGGTGTAGTCGTGAGTAAAACCAGTACAAGAATTGTAATGATTGCACATTGTAGCACCATCTAATTCACTCCCTTTAAATTTTATAGCCCCATTTTTATCAGTAAGATTAACAGCTCCACTATTATGATTGTCAAACTTTTTGTACCCACCTAAAAGCATGGGGGCACCGGAGGCGGGACGCGCTGGTTGAGATGGTATAGGTGCTATGGTTATGATGTCTTGCCAACTGCATCTATGAGTTTTCCGGTCATTTGACTTGCGTGAACCACATTCCGCAGCCACTTTTGTTGGTGCACATATTGCGTCCCAAGCATCGATACCGGCCGAGTTCCAATCTCCCCTGTGACGACCTATACTAGGATATCCCGCTCTAGTTCTCCATACAGATGCGGAAGAATTCTTAATTTCATTAAATAATGTAGGGTTTTTTTTTGCTAATCGGGTAACTCCGTGTTTACCATCATCTCGTGATCTACATATACCTGACATCTATTATAATAATTAAAGATTTAAATTTAATGATTATATTAAAATTTATTGGACGCCATCGCGTCCGCACGATTCCGCTTCACCGCCGGATATTTTATTTGACCAATTTCTTTTATTAAAATATAATGCATTGCGGCGACTAAATATATATATATTAACTCCAAATATAATAATAAATGCTATAGTAACGATTGTTAATAAACTATACCCAATAACACTTTGAGTCATTCTATATAATAATATTATATTATAATACTAATTTTTAAATAAAATCCCGCCTCATTAATATTACTATAATTAAAGTGACGATAAGAAAAACAAATGCATTAGTGAGTAAAAATATATAAAATGATTTTTTTCTATATTCGTTTTTATTTATTTGTATATTTTTTGAAATAGACATTATATCATTTCTTAATTTACCATATTTAGATTCATTTTTTGCTATTTCTCTACGCTGATTACTGGTTAATAATTTAGATGGGGATAATTCTAAATTCACATCATCTATTAAATGTGTCTGTGTATTGTATTTATCTTCAGAATACGAAAATAATTTATCTTGCAGTAATCTTTTTTCTTTAAGTAGAGAGTTAATGTATTCTAAATCAGTTTCCCCCTTCTTTAAATATTTACTAATCTGTTCTTCGATTTTTTTAAAATCATTTTCTAATGCCGCAAATTTTGACTCCCAAACAGCATATTCCGAATCGAGTACAACTTTACTTTTTGCCAAATTATCAATAAGTCTATTAAGTTCAGTTACCTTAGATAATTGGTCTTGAAAGCGTGCGTCCAATTTTATAAATTTTTGCTGTCCTGCAGCAAGGGTAGTTTGATATTCATTATATTTTTTTATTTCCTCATTTAATAGGTCTTGCTGTGCATTAAGGCGCGCTAATTCCTCCTCATAGGCTTTTTTTACTTTAGCAATTTCAGCCCTAACAATCCTCACAGCCTCGTCTTTGTCTGTTTTTATTTTCATTAATCTAGTGACCAACTCCGTAATTTCTGCGACCTGCCTTCGAACCTCACTATTTAATTCGTCGAATTTTTTCTGCAAGTCCGCCTTAGCCTTTACAATATCATCATATTGAGTATTTACAGTATTAACTGAAGTATTATGTGTAGTTATAGCCGCATTCTCTCTGCTGGTAGCGACGGTGTTTAAATTTGCTATTTTACTGTCAGCAGCAGTTTTATTTTGTCCAATTTGATATTGTTGGTCACTCACAATACCTTGATATTCGGCGTCCACCGCCATTTTTAAACCTGATAATAATCCGTAGTCTGTTTTAAGTTCATTATACACTGGTACTGATACTAAATCAATAGAACCAATGTTGAAATTTTCATATAAATGAGTTTTAATATTATTGGGGAAATATGCGTGTTCCATTGTAATTAAATCAGTCATTATTAATATATTAATATAAAAAAATATATTATTAATAATATTATTGTTAAGCGACACAATTGGGTAACTCCTCTGCCTGTTTTTTATTCGCCCAATTATATTTATGGAAATAAATATTATTCCTTCTATTAAAATAAAGATGATTAATAGTTAGTAACATTAATAAAACTATAAAATATATGGTAATTAAAGAATACGTATTTTTAACAGAAACGTGACCCGTTTTCATAAATAACAGAGTTAATAAGGATAAAATTGAAAAAGAGGTTATGTGTTTCCAAATAAAAATATAATATTTCTTCTTTCTATACTCGTTTTCCTTAATCTGGAATAATTTATTTTGAGACATCAAATCATTTTTTATTGCGTCTATTTTCTCTCGGGTACTATTTGTATTACTGTTAACATTTACTTCTAGGGTATTCCTAATATGGGCACTTGAAATTTTTTCCTTTGTAAAATGAGTATTTTGATAATAATTCTTTTCTTTAGCATTAAATAATTTCTTCATTAATTTATGTTTTTCTTCAACCATTTCATTTAAATCTGTTTCTGATATCGTATAATCGGTATTAACAAATTTTTCTAAACTCGAACTGACCAGTTTACCCTTTGTTAACTTGTTTTTTTGCAACGTTTGTTTATTTTTAGTGTTAAATAATTTTTTCATTAAATGACGTTTTAATTTTACTAAACCATTTAATTCCTCACTCTTATCCGCGTATGTATTATCATGTTGAAGCATTGATTTTTCATTTATAACTTGATTAAGAAACGTTTCAATTTGTGTAATTTTAGCAGTACCTCTTAACATATTAATATTATTAATATATTAAAAGAAAATTAAAATCTTTATCCTTTAGTTAATAGATGTGCGAAATAACCAAGTAAAATAATATTAGCAATAACAAGCATAACAAGCATTACCTTTCTATATCTGTTTCTTTCGACGGAAAATTCGTTTTGTCTCTTTCTTGAAACCAGTTTTAAATTTATTGCGTCTAAATCTTTATCTTGTTTTTGAATTTCTTTATTTCTGGATAATATGTCTTTACGTTTTTTATCAACAATTGCTGAGTGATCTTTTAATTCTAAATCGGTACTATCGATATTCTGTTTTAATTCTGCTAATATAGCGTCTATTTTACTCTTAAGTATATTTAATTTTCCACGCGCATTTGCGGCAAGTTTAGCGGGTGGAATCATCTTTTTGCGCGTTGTGTTTTTTTTGTACAGTTTTATTTTCTCACCACCACCAATGTCCATAGAGAAATTCACTAAATTAGCATCATCTACGTTACTTTTTAATTCGCCTAAATTTGTAAAACCCATACAGCGGTCACCAAAAGCTGTGCATTTTGCTTTCATTAGTTCAACCGCATCGCTGCCCACACAAAGGGGCGCATTAGGATTCTCCTTTGTGGTTGGGCAGTTCACCTTTTCTAAATTAACGAATTTAGGATCTACAGTTTTTCCTACTAATACTTCATTATAGGTGGCAGCGACGGTTTCTGTTATTTCACGCGCCTTTTTATTATTTGAGAATTTGTAACCCAAGTAATTTTTGTATAAGGCATAATACTCGTTTAGAAGATCGTCATATGTATTTCTTAATTCCATAATATTTGCCGCTCTTTGAATTGAATAAGTTTGGACTGACATAGTATTAATATAATATTAGATAATATTTTTATTTGACATATCTATATCTCAAAATATCATCCGCATAATTTGTATTAAAGTAATTCCGTAATTCAGTACGTCTATCTAACAAGGCCTTTCGTTTTTTTATTAATTTATTTTTTAGTAAATTTTTTTCTAAAATAATTTCCTTTTCGGTTAGTTTTTTCCCAGTATATTTAAACTCTTTATTATATTCTTTTTTTTGTTTACTTATAATTTTAATAATGTCATCCTTTTTAAAATTGTAATACCGGCAAATCGCATCCGTTTGCAATAGAGCGGGCAATTGTGATTTACATAGCAAATGATATTTTATTAAAATTCCAGAAGTTTCAGTTTCTGATAGTTTAATATGCACCGGTACTAAACTATGTTTTATAGGACTTATTTGAAGACGTTTTAAATAAAATACCTGAACGTTATGCTCCTCTTTAGTTTCTAATTTTCTTATTATAGAACTGGGTTTTGCTTTAGTTACAAAAATGATTGTAATTTTTTTATATGCGGTTTTTATTTCATTTATTATACCCTGTAAATATGATACTTTAATACGTGTCATATTAATAAATTTTACGCATATTTGACTACCATCCGCTTTTGCACCTATAATATCTAGATTATCATTATTAATTAAGTATTTTAAATCGGTTTCTGATAATTGATTATATTTATCACTAACTGAATAACCTCGATCCCTTATTAATTCTTTAATAGTCTCCCACCCTTTTAAGAAATACTGATTGTCGGTCATATTATTTTTTTATAAACATAAACTTTAAATTATTATAATCAAATTATAATAAATTAATAATGACATTATTTCAAATTTAACTAAATGTATATGTATTAACTCAAGGAGTGGGTGTTAAAGGAGTGTATGGTGGCGGTGACTCACCAGGTGGTGTAATAAGGGCCCCGTCTGGTTTTACCGTATCTGGACCATAGTCTTGAGTATATTCATATTTCCCTTCTAATGGTTCAGGTGTCATCATAAATACAGGGGAATCCTCTCCAGACTCATCCGGGTCCATTTCCTTTATTTTATTTGTTATCGAAGTAAATAATGTATTCTCGATTGAAAGTTTCAAATATAAATATTTAATTCCAGACATCATAAATGGTTCTCCGATATAATATGTCATTAAATCATTATTTAGTATTGTCGTCTTAATCTTCTCTAAATACATTTCTTTAATAGGGATTCTGCAACTTATTATATCTCCCATATTTTCTCGTAGTTTTACAACTTTGGGTTCATTTATAAAATTAAAACTAATACTATTAATAGACGCCCCTAATAGTTGGTACATTTTATTACAATTAACATCTTCATCTTCCTTTGAATTAGCGTGTATGACATTACCGAAAATATTATTACTTAATATAATCGCATTATCTAAAATCCCACCCAATAATGAGTATTTAGATTTATTCGCTTGCAATTCTTTATTACTAATACTTGTACCATCCTCCTCCGACTTATGTCTGCTTAACTCATCTGAAATAATTCTGTTGCATTTATTAATCTCGTCTCTAATTATTTCTAATAATTTAATCTCTCTCTCTTGTTTATCTAATTCAGTTTTTATTGATTTATTATACGTTTCTAGGATATCGGTCATTTCTAAAATGAAAATATTCGCTTTACTATTATCGTGACCTTCGGTAAAATTATAAGACACAAACATTGATTCATACCAAAGATGGAATTCAGAAGCCTGATTTTTTATAATAATTAAAGGTTTTCTATAAGCTAAACTATAAGTTAATATATGGTCACTACTGAACCCTTCTATAAACAAAACAGATTTACATGTTGCGGACGAAAATATTGGGAATCCCTTGGCATTTAAAGACGGCACAGACGAGACTTTATAATTTTTATCCTGCTCTGATTCACCTGGTGATGTGGTATCCTCTATAAATGCACTATGCTTATTAAATTCAGTAGAAACATTCATTATTTCTAATAATTCTCTCCCACTTTCTATAAATAATGACTTAAAAAAATCTTTATTTTCATTAATCATCTTTCTTATATTATCTTGTCCATAACCATCATTATTATTAAATAAAATTGTATCACACTCACTTGTCATATTGTATGTTTCTATAAAGGATACATTCGTATTTTGAATATTATTGGCTATTACATATGAATGTATGTCGGGAATTAATAAATCCCCATATTTAATATTTTCATTTGGGGTTCCCATATATGAACTTAATATAGGCACTAATTTATTATTAGAGGATAATCCACTACCCGCTATACTATATTTTTCAAAAAAGGGATTTAATATTTGGTCTGATTCGTCTGCTGCTAATTTTACAATAGGCATGTTAAGAACATTAATTATAAATTCGTTATCATTTATTTTAATACCGTTTCCTGACCGGGAACTAATAAGCAAATTTTGAATAAAATCCTTATATACAAAATACTGTGGTATAATATGTTCGAGGGCGTCGCTTCCTACCAACAAATTCAAATATTTTTTATGAAGTGTTTTTACAAATACTGCATTACTTAAATTGTCAAATTCAGCACGATGTTTATATAACAATGAATGGTAATTTTCTATATTTATAAAAATATTTTCAGTGCGCTCCTCCCCGTCTTCAGAAATAATTTTTGTTAAAAATTCATTTGTAAACTTGTCTTCATTAAAATTCATAATAGGAATAAAATTATATAACACCTCGTTCACTATTTTTACATAAATGCCTATTTTTACATTTGAATATATGTATTCTAATGTATTTTCTAAAGATTTATCATTAATATCCTGATATATAGATAACTTACTCTGTCTATCTATTATATTTTTAAATATGTCTAAAACCCCTTCGCAATTATTATATTCATATATTTCACTCACATTATTCAAGGGTCCGACCAAGTTTAACCAACACGGATTACCTACATACGCCCTTGGAAGGTCTATATAATTATTTATTTGTTTGATATTGGCACATATCTTAAATGGTGCACGTATATCTCTATTATCAATATTAGTAACCCCTATATTATAATTCGTACCTAAAATTTCAGTATTCATTGTAATGCGCAATGTTTTGTCATATATTTTTTTTTTGAATTTAGTATCGGTTGATGGTACAATATTCATAAAGTCTGATTGCACATTAATAATAGGATATTCCTCTATTTTATTTATATCATCTGCCGAAACGGGCGTATATAACGATTCTAATTCAGCCGTCTTTTTAAATATAAAATATCTATTTAAATCACTAAAATTTTTAAGTGGTATATTTTTATTCAGATCCTCTTTATATTTTGATTGATATAGTATATTATCAAATGTGTTTGTAGGATGTTCTAAACGGGAACCTGAATCTGTTTCTTCTAAACTAAAACCCATCATTTTAGCAAATGTGATTAAGAGTGTAGGATTAACTAAATACTCTATGTTTTGTGTTCCTATAGAATCAACAAAAACATTGATTTTTTTACCAAAACCATTTTCTATACTACTTGATAATACCTTTATATCTGATTCTAAAGTTATACTCCATTGTCCTTCGTAGCTATACGTCCCTTTGTTTTCTAATAATTTATCTAAAACGCGGCAACCGTCAAATGTTGTGACAACTAAATATCCCCCTAATGCTAAGGTTTTCGAACAATTAATAAAGAAGTTCCTTAATCGCTCCACTCTATCAAATAAATAATGAAGAGAGAAAAACATTACAGAAGAACCAAATTTAAGGGTACGCATAGTAAAGGAGTGGGGAATATTAGCGTGAACGGTATTCACATTATCTGTTAAAAATTTTATTAATTTCGATTTATATTTACTCGAGGCAATATCATATATTCTCATATTTTGCTCTATTTCCTCTGATGATACAAAGGGACTTATCGGGACCTGATCTAAGTTTAATAATTTACTAGAGTCACCGACAATAAAATCTATTTTACTTTTTTTGGCCCACTCTTTTTGACGACTATGTGTTTTAATTCCTCTTTTAAGATTAGATAATCTTTTTAGTGCACCTTCTTTATCCGAATAATAACTTCCTTCAGTTTCATCTGAAGCATCCCGTTCAATATTTTCTTCTGATATATCAATTCCTAGAATTATATTAAAATCAGCAGAATACCATTTATGTAAGTCACCTCCCACACCAACTGAAAAATCTATTAATGTTCCCGCCCTCGATTTTAACTCCTTTTTAACATAATCTTTGATGGTATCACTTGCCCTATCTAAATCTCTAAATTCATTATATTGCATTTTACTTTTAGATGAAATATACAATAACAAACTTCTCTTGATGTCATTATGGAATTTATACATAGGGTTTATTATTACTTGTTTACCATACGAATCTTTTAATAATTCCTCGTCCTCTTCATTTAAAATAACTATACCGTTATTTCTTACGGCCAATGAGCGCCATTTTTTTAAAACTCTGTCACTAACAAGACGCGGTGCAATACCTGACGCCTCAATTTCTTGTATAAGTAATTTAAAGGCGTACGGTGCCTGCACACATATAAATTCACTTCTCGATGTCTCCGTTGACCCTTTAACTATAATGTCTTTTGAATCTTGTAAGCGGGCTAATAAACTAATACTTTGTTTAGACGAATCCGCCGCTAAATCTTTATAAATATTTTTTTCAGGATTTACGGCAGATATTAATCCCGTTTTACAGGATATCCAAAATTGGTACTTGTCAGATCTTTCCATAAAACTCTCTTTTAAAAATGCTGCTGCACCATGCGATAAAATAGCATCGCGCTCCATCTCACCTATTCTCCCGCCTCCTCCAGCCGCACGTCCACTAACAGGTTGGCGAGCCAGGGCGGTTTTACTTCCTTTGGCGCGCGACTGTTGTTTGTCGGAAACCTGGTGAGTAAGACGTTGATAAAAAGTAGGACCTATAAAAAAATTAACTTTTAACATTTCCCCTGTAATACCCGAATACATTACCTCATTGGCATTTTGTTCATAATTTAAATCTTTTAACATATTTCGGACATTGTCTATAATATTATCAGAACCGTCCATCGAATCAATCATATGTGTAAAGGGTGCTAATTCACTTTCACAACCATTAATCACACATACCTTACCCAATAATAACTCAAAAAACTGAGCGATAGTCATTCGACTTGGAAAAGCGTGAGTATTAACTATAATATCTGGCACAATGCCTTCTTTTGTCCGGGGTAAATCTTTTTGGGGTAAAACCATACCTATAGTTCCTTTCTGTCCGTGCCGTGATGCAAACTTATCACCTAATTCTGGAAGTTTATCTTTTCGGATTCTTATTTTACAATATTTTTGTCCGTCATTACCTTCATTCATAAAGACTCTGTCGACATAACCATCCTCACCCCTTCTTACATAATCACTGCTGTCGTATAGTATTGGTTTCCCCTCACTATCCTTTTCATTGCTAATCAAACATTTACCCACAATTATATCATTCTCATTAACTTTCAGATTTTCTTCCATTCTAATAATACCATTGTCGCCTAATTTACTATAATCACCCGCATGCATATTTCGCACGCCTTCGAAGTAGGTAGGGTTACAAATTTTATCCACTAATTTACCATTGTCAATTGTTTCCCGTTGCGAATAAGTTCTAAATTTACTAGATTTAAATAATCCACGATGTATAGCATCTTTATTTAATATAATACTATCCTCCTGATTATATCCAGAAAAACATCCTATAGCAACTATAGCATTCATACCGTGTGGTAATTCATCTGTAAATAGATATTTACTGAATTTACTTTTAATAAGGGGTTTTTGTGGATAGTGTAAAATTTGCCCCTTTACATCCATTCTATTTCTGTAATTAGACGCATATAAACCGAGAGTTTGCTTACCCTGTGATGTAGAGAATTGATTACGCGGCGCTTGATTCATCGATAATCCAGGGATTTGACAAGCGAGTATACTTAAAATTAATGTAGGACTTATTTCGCAATAGTCATACCTGTTAATTTTACTTGATAAATCAGAGGGATTTAATGCGATAAGTGCTGTATTAGATTCGTTGGTATCAATATACTCTATTATTCCACTTTCATCTCGTAAATATTGAATTAAACCGGTTATTTTATCTACTTTACTGGCAGAACCGGCGTCCTCTGTACCCATTTCTAATAATTCATCAGTTACATAACATCTATCATCCGTATCCGCATGAATAATAGTTTTATTTAAACCTACTAATAAGTTTTTCCAATTTATATTTTTTTGTTTTATACCACCAACCTCGCCCTCCTTAGACGCAGGACCTGACGAAACATTCATATTCTTTTCAAGTTCATTAATAATTGCCTGAGTAAGTCTGATTATGTTATTTTTTTCAACTATAAATACAGGTCTAATCCCTCGCCCCGAATCTGTTGAAATACTTATAATATTATTTTGTTTATCCCAAGAGATTGATATATAAATATTTATATAACCATTCCGTTTTAATAATTTCATTACTGTATAAAAATGTAACGGCGTTTCAATATAACCGAGTATTCGCTCATTTAAAAATACCCGGGTATTTGGTAAATTTTTAAGATTATTATTCGTTTTAGTTTTAATATCTTTTACCCCTAATGTATAAACTAATCTATCAAGTAAAAACGAACTTGTTCCAGGTGTTATAAGAGCGGTGATAGCTAAATTTTTACGTATTCCAATATTACCACCGTCGGGAGTTTCTGATGGACACATTATCCCCCAAGATGAACCGTGCAACGAATGAGGTGCACGCACCTTAGCACTTTTTGATAAAGGTGTGTTAATACGTCTTAGATGGGAAATGAAACCGATATAACTAATTCTTGTTATATCTTGCACAACGCCTGCTTTACACGGGGCATCCTTTAACCCCCAACAATTTTTAAAAGCGTACATCATACCTTCATTAATAATACTTTTATCAATTATTTGATTTGGTAACAATGAATTATTATATTTATTATTATCGATTAATTTATAAAAATCTTCATCGGGTATATGATCTATTGATATTGACCCAAATTTTTTACTATACCCGACTCTTACTACTTCTAATAGTTTGTTTTTAACACGAAAATATAAATCTCTGAATATTTGGGATAATAGATAACCAGATATATCAATACGTTTGTACATATAATTGTCGCGGTCCGTTTCAGGTTCTATTTTTAATAAGACATGCAGTGCTTTTTGAACCATAAATGCTAAGAAATAACCTTTTTCTAAAAGACCTTGTCCACAATGTGGTAAAAAATGGTTTTTTAAAATTTCCATTAAACATTTGTGTTTCATATTATACGTTTTCGGTGCATCTTTCATAAAATTTTTAGAAATTAGGGGAATTAAAAAATCCAAAGCATCTTTTTGATTATTAATAATGTAACTACTTTCATTTATACTAGGTTCAATCATTTCTAACATCTTGTGATAATACTTTGAAAAATTACTGCTGTTCCCACTACTTTCATTGCATATTATATCGACTATTTCCCGGTCACTATAAAATCCCAACGCCCTAAATAAAATAAATAACGGTATTTCTTTCTCAATGAGCGGTATCTTAACCCTTATAGTATTGTCAACAATAGTATTTCCGGTGTTTTGATTAAGTTTTTCTTTTAAGATACATACTTTTGTTATCCGAGCTGGTATAAATTTATTTTCTGCCGCAGAGCGTATATTGGCAATAACCTTATATTCCTGGTCCTTTTTAAAATTTGCATAGACTTTATTATTAATATCGCGTTCTTGGGCGACAATAACCTTCTCCTTACCGTCAATTATAAAGTACCCACCTTGGTCATGCTTGCATTCACCGACTTTAGTAAGAGCTACATTATGTAGTTTATTTAATGAGCAGGCCCTTGATTGTAACATAATAGGGATGTTTCCCAAAGTAACTTTGGAGTATAAACTAATAACTCTATTTTGTTTTTGAAAATATTTAATTAGACGTTGACGTTTTATTTTATTATCACGAATGTTCGATAAATCCTCTGATATTGATTTTTCAAATTCTTTTTCTTCGGTCGATAAAGCACTTTTAATATTAGAGTAATTATATACATCTTTATATTTATTAATAATCTTTTCTACCAATAAATCCACCTTAATTTCCGCTTTATATGTCAAGTTTTTTAACCTGGCCTCATTAGGATATAAAGACTTTTTTACAATTTTTTTTGCTTCGCCGTCTCTAATCATTTCTTGAATTATAGGTTTTCCTATATAAATTCCTTTCAGATCATCTACAATATCTGTTATTTGACTTTTATCACTATTCCACACAGGTGTGGCACCAACATAAATATTAATTTCATGACGAAATTTTTCGATATCTTTATCGTATTCCTCTTGCAGTCTAATTCTTTTTTCTGTAGGATTACCGGTTGTTAGTAAACTATATAAAACCAAATATTTATCTAATTCATCGTCCCCCAATTTATCAATCTCAATATTGCTACCAAATTGAATATTTATAGGATTAAACTGTTTTATAGTTTTCGGAATATTTTTTTCCAAAAAAGTATTATAAGAATCTATTTGGTTTTTAGTAAGATAATTATCTGTTGATTTAAAATAAGAATCTATAACTTTCCATACTTTTTGATCCCAATTTAATTCACTCATTATAATATAAAAATAGAATATTTTTATATATTAATTTTATCTAATTATTTGTATTTTGCACATCGATATATAACCTTTTCTGTTTTTCAGTTGGTATGTCGTCAAATAAAAAAGATAACCATAATAGTTGCAGTATTTTATCATTTGCTTTGACATTTATTGGGTCAAATTTATAAATTTTATTGGTCATATATTTTTTAAATTGTTGTACTTTTATACTATATTCCTCATTCTGCCTGTCAAGTGTATTTTTTATTAATGTTTCTGCATGTATTGATTCCAATCCAAAATATGATACATCCCCCTTTCTCACATATCTATCCATATAAATTTAAAAAGACTTTAAAAAAATATATTTATCTCAGTCTATATAAATGGCATTAGATAATCAACAATTGACAATGGCACTTACATACATATCAATATTCTTGGTTTTCCAATTTATAATGACTTTTCATTTTTATTTTCAACTTAGAAATAAACGGGGTCCACCTGGTCCTAAAGGAGAACGAGGCCGTGCAGGTCATTCCAGAACATGAGACAAAACAGGTTTATTAGCAAAATAATATAAGATTATTGGTATGATTTCTTTAATATTATTCTTGGTTTCAATATAATCATTAATTATGTGATTTATTTTATCGTCAATATTAATATTATTGCTATAATTCAAAATATCATAAAGTGTTTCTATATAATTGTTCATAGTATTCTCCGAATTATAAAATAGAGCGTTTAAATTATCGGATATCTCTATTTTATTATTTTCTATTATTTTCTTATAATCGATTAAAAATGTTATCATCGAATTAATATTATCTATATGTGTCTCCATTATTTTAATTTAAATATTTTAAAATAAGATATATATCGTAAAATATGTTAGTTATTCCTTCTAATTTAGATGATTTTATTTATAATAAAAATATCGCCAACCGTCTTAAAATATATAATATTAATTATTTAGAAAATTTAATATTTTATGGGCAGAATAATGCAGGTAAACGAACACTTATATCCGGTTTATTAAATCACTTATCTGGTAACAATATTAAAAGAAATATGCGTACCCAGAAATTAAAAGTTAATAATACAAAGGTAGAAATTAATTTTGTTGAATCTAATTATCATTTCGAAATTAATTTGTATGAATATGGTCATTATGATAAACACATTATATGCGAGTTTGTAAAATTTATACTTACTTATAAAAATATTAATAAATTAAAGTTTAAAATTGTAGTACTGCATTATTTCGACAAGGTCTCTAAAATTGCCCAACTGGCATTACGAAGAATAATTGAGAAATCTTCCGATACAGGCAGGTTTATTTTATGTTGTGAAAATATTAACCGAATAGACAAAGCATTGTTATCGAGATTTATCTATATCCGAGTTCCCAAACCTAAAATATCTGATATGGAAAACTATATAACACTCACGTTACGTAAATATAACAAAACATATGGTCCAGAATTAATCAAAACGATTATAGATTATTCAGGACAATGTATATATAAAATTAATTTAATAATACAACATTATATAGACAATGGTCAAATAAATAAGAATATTATTAATGAAACTGATATTATAATGCCCATCATCAAGGAAATAAATAAACCCACTATAAATTCAATGTTGAATATTAGAAAAATTATATATAAATATCTATTGTTAAATTTTACTCCTAAAAAACTGTTTTACGCTATTATTAAATACTACAACTCTGATGAAATTTTAAGTATAGAAAACATTTCTAAATTAAATTTTATAGCTGCTAAAATTGATAGTATGGCCAATGTTATTAAATATGATATTATAGTCCTGGAAACTCTTATTTTAAATATTAAGTTACTAATGGTTTAAATTTTCTAAACGATTAAATATTTTTCTAAAATTAGATACTAACGTTTTTTCATTGTATAGAATATTGTAATTAGTTTTTTTATCTAATTCTTTATTTATAGATATCATATTACTCTGCAGTTCATATACATCGGCGACCGTTTCAATTAACTTATAATCTTTTAAAATCGAGCAATCAATTAAATTTTGATTAATCAGATTTATATAATCTTGAATTAAATAATTACAAATTCCATAATTTTTTCTTACTACGAGTTCAATATATATATTTTCCCAAAATATACTTTTAAAATATTTTATCATATTATCATGTGCAGTTTTATCATATCCTATAGATTTAAATTTATAATTAAAGAGTATTTTTTTCCAATCAGACTCTAAATTGGTTAATGTATAAAGTACTTTATTTAAAAAGACTTTAATACACGTGATATACGTAGATTTGTCTTCTTCTGAAATATGTTCTTTATGTTTGAGTTCCTTTAGAAATATATTATAACTATTAAACGTTTCACATAGTATTTTTATTTGCATAGCTTTATCTTTTTGTTCCCAGTCAGTATACATTATTCCAAATGTTAATAATTTTTGAAATAATAGTTTCATGTTAATAGGTACTTGTATATTTAAAAGTTCAAATATCTCAACACTGCGTTTATATATATTGTTCTCGTAATCAGACATATTAGTAGACATTAATATATTTGGAAATCGACTGAGTAATAGAGTTTTTTGAATTAGTTTTTTATCATAAGTAGGAATACCGTTATTTTTATATAACAATTCTATAAATTCTGAAAAATCGGTATTATTTTTAGTACATAGCATAATATCTTCTATATCAGCGCCTTGGCAAATTAATTGCCACCCCTTCGTTTTTTTTAAATTATATAAACTATCTTGGATATTCATTAAATAGTTTGCATATTTTATAAAATTTTATTGTTCGCGAGTTTGAGCTTTAATTTCTAAATTCCATTTTTTTATCCAATTTTTTTTTAATTGAGCACGGTTATCAGAATACACTTTTTTTATATTTTTATCCTCAGGTCTTTTTGTATTAAAAAAATTTTTTATAAAATTAAGTGTACCGTTTTTTTTTAAATACAATTTATTTTTGTAACGTATGTATACTTTATTAGGGAGTGTGAATCGAGGATATAATTTCTTATACAAACCGGCATTTATAGGATTATTAACTGTAGAACCCTCACGCATTATTATATTAGGTATATAAAAATCTATAGGATATTAAAAAACTTTATAAATTTGATAATAATTTTTATTATAAAATATATTGTACTTACTTTATGTCCATAATCAAAATAAACAAAATGCCTAGTACTCTAAAATATACTATTCCTCAAAATCGACACACTTATACACCGAACATATCAAGGCGTTGGACAGATATACATAATCCTAGAAAAAGGACTTTAATCGTAACTATTAATGGAGAGGAACATGTGTATCCCCCAAAAGCAGGGGTTATTATATTTAATCAAGAATTAAATAAAGTATTGATAGTTAAAAGTAGAGGATATAATATTGGAGGAACAAAATGGGGTCTCCCTAAGGGACACCTTGACAATAATGAATTGCCAAACGAATGTGCTATGAGAGAGTTACGTGAAGAAACTGGAATAAAAATTCATATACCTGAAAAAGCTAATAATCTTATAAATGCCATCAATAATTCCGTTTATTATATTTATATTGTGGATGAAAAGAAAATATACTTAAATCCTATAGATACTGTAGAAATTATCAACGCAAAATTTTGTTATATTAATAGACTCAAGACAATTAAATCAAATGTACTAAATAAAGAATTGCAGAAAGTTGTTGGAAAATATTTGAGAAATATCAAAAGGCTTGCTATAAAAATAAATAATTAATAATCAATAATAAATAATGGCATTTTTTTTGCTTTATTTTACACGTATATTCATTTATAATTATATTATTATCTATGTATTAAAATATTAAGTAGACGTACTTCTTTTAAAATACACAAACCCTCCTTTATATTCCGTTCTGACGTCATCATTTAAGATTCTCGTCACCGTGTCCGTGAAATTCCTCCCCCCCTCCGCTCCAACGTTATCTATACACATAAGACCGTGTATTCCTGTAGGTCCCCTATTAATAGGTAATATCCCTACGAGTTCAAGCTCCGCGAGCTCGGCGTGTAGCGACGCGAGAAACTCTTGGAATTTTTTAATGCGGGATATGTAGAATGGTTCTAAATTTTCTTTGCTCACGACCCGTCTCATAGCATTAGTCGCCGCCGGATCAATATAAACGATACCGCATTTGTCGTTGGGGGCCTCATTAGCGACACACTTCAAAAACTCCCCATAAAACGTGCTATCCCCCAACCGTATAGTACAAAACTCACCTGGGCGTTTTTTTTCCCAAAAGGATATATCGTCAGTCCAAATACCTCTTATTCCTAAATTTAACAAACTTTTGGTGGCGACAGCTGTGAATGAGTGTTCATGCGCGTCTCTCCTTTCCTCAGGCGTCACATCCGAGAAAACCCATCCAATACTAGTTTTGTCGTATTTTCCACAAATGTATGCAATATCCATATAACCTTGGATGCCTAAGTGTCTATGATCCAAGTCTTCTATAAACAATGTATTCAACAAATTATCTTCATTCAAATATTTCTCAAACGTTCCCCGAGTAGATTGCATATAGTGTATATCTTGTATACTAAATTGAGTAAATCGTCGATGCATCTTCTCCTTTTTCAGAATACTTAATAAATCAAATTCTACTAACATTTTATTATATAATACTAACATGAAACCGTTTATACTTTGCGCACTGATCGGAGTACAGTGTTGGTTAAAAATATTCGAAAACCATTTTAATTTATCATGTATAATAATACTATTTCCAACCCTAGATATACCAACCTTTGTTAAAAGGTCTAATTCAGTTTGTGTGGAGTATCTCTTTATCATTTGACTAAGATATTGGAGCAGTTTGTTATGCTGCCTATCGTCGGGCTGGAAGAACTGCTCGTAGTTCTGTTCATCCTCCGTCCCATATTTAGTCACCATTATCCGTGATATACCCATAAAAGCACTGGCTTGTTGTTTAAACATATCACCGTCTTTTATACCAGAAACTTTTTCTAATAAAAATGAAAGAAAAAACCATTGAATACCTAAGTCATTTACATTATATCCAAAAGGCTTTCTGCTGTCAAGTTCTTCGGAATAACTACCATATTTTAATATATTAAAAAACGCCGTTTTAACTGTGCCATTTGTTTGTTTAATGTCAAATTTAATAAAAAGATTGGTAATATCGCTTATTATATCCGGCGACGTGATGGGGAAATCCGATAGTGAAGATTCTATTGATTCTTTAAACATATCGCGCGGACGACGTGCGCCAATACTGTACAACCCATCCACGTACGTCGTCGAGGAGTCGCTCGGCGGGTGAGACACGTCGGTTGTGATGGCAATCGCACCCTTATCGTAGAGCCAAATGTCTGGTTTAGATCGCAGTGATGTTATCTCATTATATAGTATCTCCGTAGATGTAAAATTAAACAACCAAAGGAATAATGAAAAAAGATGTATCTGCTGGTGTTTGAATATAGTTTTCACAGTCTCCCTCAACATGACCGGTGACACAGTCTTTGGCGTGTTATCGGACTCTATCAACGTTTTAAAAAGTCTACCCGTGACGCTGTTTGCAATCTTTAATACATCTTGAAATCCCGCTCTATTTAATGTATATACTCCACCCTCGAACCGCCTTCGCAACCCAGTATTAACTTCTAAGAATTGTGATTCCATTTCAGCAGGATATCCGGCAGCAATTTGTGCAAATAAACACCCATGTTCACTTGAAAAATCCACAATAGCACCTATGGCCTCCTCACCGAACGGGTCGTGCTGTTGCATATCAGCCCTCTTCGGTCCAGCAATAGAATAAGCTTCATCTATAAATATAACGCATTCGAGTGCATCTGAGTATTTGTCGTATAACAGCGGAGCGGTGGTTCCTATATACTGACCTATAATATCAGGTTTTTTTATATTTTTTAAATCACCTTTCGCCAATAATTGTGATTTTTTTAATAGTTCCGAAATTATTTTGGCAGTGTGACTTTTACCAACCCCTGGTTGTCCTTTTAAAATATAATTAAACGGCCCGAAGTTGTTTTCGCATTCACCATCTATGGTCCTGCTTGCGAGTTCCACCAAATAAGTTACACAGCGATGACGTATTTTGCTCTCGACTTTAGTACTTAAATTATCACAATAGTCAAGAAATTCAAGCATGTTTTCTTTAAATTTTTGAAGGTTGGCAGGATTATCCGTATTAAGGCTGCTAATTTTTTTATCAATTAAATCCTTTAGAGAAACATATTTTATACTACTTAAGTTACCATTCAATATTACGTCCGATTGCCCCTTCATCCACTCATTAACCCATGCGTCAACCAACTCGCCGTTCGCTTTTTGCACGAACGTCGCAAAACCCGCTTCATTTCTGGCCTCTCCCGTGGGGTCGTTTTTTGCGTCGATCGTCTTCCTCATTACAGGCGTATCTTTTAATCCTCTCATATACGTATCACTGCAGATTTGCCCGTTCTTCGCTACATTATCGAACTTTTGATCCAAATTAGACTGTGCCGTCTCAGCGAGTTTAGCATATTTGTTACGTTTTTGAAGATAAAATTTAGAAAAATTTTCAATAAAACCGCGTAATTTATCTTGGTCCGTCAATTTGTCTAAAAATGTGGATCTTAGATCATCCCACCCGTCAGCGTCTGAAATTTCACCGTCCGCCGCCTTCGACGCCGCACCACCAATCTGTGGATTATAAATATTACTATACATTATATAATATATAATAATATTTTAATATTATAAAATAATATTCTTTAATATAATTTAATAATATTCTTTAATTGGTTAAGAATTTATTGTTTGCGGAACATTAACTTATTTTTAGTAAGTAACCTATTGGTGATACCTCTGACGAAATTTTTAATTATCTCAAACCAAATGGAATATAAAAATTATTTAAAATCGCGATTAGAGGATCTTATACCAACTATTCCATAATCTTAATAAACAAATCAATATCTTTTTTATTATCTTTAATATTGTCCACCAGTCGTATGAAAAATCCTCGGTTTGTTTCACCTGGTTGAGTTTTCCTAAAATATACTGCGCAGCGGCGCCCTTTCCGCTGTATAACGCCTGCCATTATATTATCATTTTCCTCCATAACTTTCATTATCATATCTTTGGCATCATAATAGTTATCAAAGATAGGATTTTTGCGTTTTATCACCCTGATTAATTCAGGATATTTATGTAAATCCTTCTGAACATCAACTGTTGATTTTGGGCAAGAATCGCAATTAAACATACTCATTACCAACATAATAGATTACTAATACTCCTCCCTCTATAAGAATATCAAATTTTGTATATCCTTGTAATTTCTAATAGAAAATATCCATTCAGAAAAAGACACCATATTAGAACACGTAATATAATAACATTTTTACTTCTTCGCTACCAGTATTAAATAGATTAAAAATATTTAAGTATTAATCTAATTCGGATAATAAAATTTGATATTAAATTAAAAATATGTTTGTATATTAAATTAATGAAATTTAATTCATCTACAGGAATAGTACGCCTTACAACCAGGGGGGTAAAGAAACAAATAAATTGTGTAAAAACGTTTTATAACGAGTATACTGTTTTACAAAAACTTCAAGACATTCCAGGTGTCATTAAATTACTAGATGCCAATACTAATAAAGGACATTTATATTTGGAGTATCACGAAAGGACTTTATATAATTATATAATAGATAGTAATAAATTAATCCGTTATACTAAGTCTAAGAAAAAATATATCCAGGAATCTTTGACTATTTTTAATAAAATATTACCCATTCTATATGAATGTCATAATAGAAACTATATACATGGCGACATAAAACCTGAAAATATACTTTTAAATAATAGGTCAGAACCTATTCTAATTGATTTCGGTCAGGCAAATTATTTTAAAGATAACAACAGACGCGAAAACACTCTTGGGACACTTGGATATTGCCCTCCTGAATTAGAGCAAAATATTGTAGGACCTTTTACTGATGTATATAGTTTGGGGATAACGCTTTACGAGACATTAATGTGCAAAAACCCTCATATATTAGCAGATGGTAGTATTGATTTTAATTTTGAGGATGGTGGGAATGAATGTATTTCCCATCAAACTGCTAATATGATCTGTGATATGACCGAACCATATTATGAAAATAGACCGTCTATGGAGACTCTTATGAACGAGTATCCATCAGTGTTTGAAATAAAACCTCTGGATGCATGATATCCTGATAGAACTTTATTAAAAAATAATAAAGAAGTATGTATAAAGTATTTCTTGTTAATTTAAATATTTTTGTAATATTTTTACCCCCAATGAACTATTTAACTTTACAAATTTTTTAGAGACTGGATTGTAGATTTTGTATATATATAAGCGGTAATAATATTTCAAAATCTTTTATCTTGTAATATTATAATGGAAAACTACATTTACAAAGCAACTATAGAAAGTATTTATGATGGTGATACTATAACGTGTACAGTTGATTGCGGTTTTGGTGTAAAATTAACCAAACAGAAAATACGTTTATTTGGTATAAATTGTCCTGAAATGCGCGGTGAAAATAAGATAAAAGGGAAAGAGGCCCGCGATGCCTTGCGTAATAAATTAGCGGACAAAAAAATAAATCTCAAGACGATTAAAGATAAAAAGGGGAAGTATGGTCGGTATTTAGGTATTATTTATTTGGGAGAAGAAAATATAAATGATTGGATTGTAGAAAATGGATATGGTGTTAAAGCAAATTATTAAATAAAATAAAATTTTTTTTTATTTTATGTAAATGCAATTAATATTTATGGCATAAATGTTACACGGCAAATGTTATCTGCGACACCAAATGTTGCTTTGGCAACTTCATAGAAAGGATCGTCGTGTACCGTTTCCTTACTGTCCTCATCAATTCCCATAACAGTTTCATGAAACCACCCATTCTTAAAAATACAGTTTTTATTAGGGTTTGCGGTATGCATTGGGTGGTTCTCCGAATAATTAAACCAGTCTGTCTTCTCGTCCAAACTAGTATCACCCTCCGATTTAAGAATATCCCCAATGCCATCAGAAATCAAAGACAATGGACCAGTAATGACGAACTGCTTGCTATAGGAGGGTTCCGACGCCCACCAAGCATTCTGACTGTCCCCCATATTCGACCAGGATGCCAATTCAGTTTTTGGCGCAAAACTTCGAAGCGCGCGCACCGCAGCGGGTTTTAGTGTAAACATATCTGGTGTATAAGTCAGACAAATGCTCAACGCGGTATCACTGCGAACATTCGAGACATAGTACTGATGCCTTCCCCTGACAATACTTGGTGTCGGATTAATAGTCACTACCGCATCGATGGGCGATACGCGGTGAAAGTAATTTTTTTTAGAAGCGAAACTTCCAGGGACGGCCGAGTAAATAGTTTTTATCTTGCTCTGTGTCAATGAAAGAACCGCTTTATCGCTTAAACCATCAATTCCTGACTGAGAATAGACAGTGTCATTATGAATCATCATCGAATCGCCAACGTTATACATCCTTCCTTTCCAAGCAGCATCGGTTTTTACACACGCGACCAAAATAAGCATTGCGCCACCACTAGACGTTATTATGCGCCCAGTGGTTTTAGTCCAAAGAACATTGATATCATTGCCGTCGACGTCTACTAGTTTTTTCCACCCGAGTGAAATCATAAATTGATCCTTTGCCAGTTCAATTTTAGACTGAATTTCCGCATAGAGTGAAATCCCATATTCGGTGTTATCATAGAGGTTCTTGATTTGCTCTCCGCTCAGTTCGGTAAGAAATTTGTGGATAACTCGCGAAACCATACCACCCGTATCATGTTGGTTAAAACCTACTTTCTTACCATGACCATCTATTGCCCACATCAAAACAACCTCGGTTCCATCTGACAAAGATTGAACAATTTTGCCTGTGCGGTCCTGTTGATAGGTGTTTCCCTCTCCCTTGATTTCGTTGATGGTGAACATTGTTTAAAGTTTTGTAAGAACCGATTGCTTAATTTAGAAGTTGGAATTCCAAATAAATCAAATTTTTTATGAATAAGCATATATTCTATTGGATATTTGTTGTAAATACCAACCTTATATATTATTATTATGTAAAATAGTTATTGTGTTGGCGAGAAGATCATATCTCTTATCTAATATACCACAATGAAATTCTAAATCGCTTATATGTTTTTTTACATTCAATGACCGCCAACTATTAAAATATTTTTTTTTATGTTTTGCAAGTTTTTTATTAATTATATTCAAATCACATTTAATATTAAGAATTATTTCGTGTATTGCCTCTAAACAATTTTCAACACTTCTGGATTTTATACAGGATTCGTCTAAAGTGGTGCAAGTAGTTTCTATAGTTCTAAGTTTATTTTCTATATCTAACTCTTTGATAAGTTTTTTAGCACTCTTTGAATAATAATATATACTACTTAATGAAGAGTATATATTTGAAGTAGAGTCGTTAATTGCTTTAGATAATAGATGCCTCCCGATAGTCATTGTTATTAATTGACCAGCAATATATAAAGCCATATATACTACAGTTATTTTAATAATTTCATTTAAATTTAAATATAATAAATTTGATTTGTATAATTCAATGCAGATAAATATCATTGAAAATGTCTAGTGCTAAAAAAATCTTGACTAAATTAGAATCAATTAGTTCCAAACTTGATGAAGTTTTGAACCGACTTGATAAATTGGAAAAAAAAACTATCAATTCTAAAAAGAATGCTCCCTCAAGTAGTCCACCAACTGTAAAGGTTGGAAAGGTTCTTATAACCGAGTATGATAAATATATTCTGGTAACTGGCGACACGTTTGATATTCGAAATGATTTTAAGGTATATCGAGGTAAGTGGGACGCGGACAGTAAGGGTTGGAAGATAATGACCAGTAATATAGAGAATTACGAGGACTTCAAAAATGATCTCCAGCAAAAATGCAGCGCCTTAAAGACAACTAAGGGTAAACTTGTAAAATTGAAAAAACCAACCAGTGATTCCAGTTCGCCAGGTTCAGATGAAGGAGAGTGTATGATTATGGATTCATCAGATTCAGAGAGTGAATAAAGGATTTAATAATTAACTATAATTAAATATATATGAAACGTTGTTTGCAAAAAAAATCACATAAAAATCGCAATCGAAAATTAACAAACCCTTTATTTTTTTCAAGTACTTGTAAGATTTGCTATGATTATTCACACGTCACCAATGAATTGTATAGCGTCTGTAATTGCAAAGGCTCGTTACAATGGTGCCATAAAGTTTGTTTACAGGAATGGATAATATATAAATCCAATAATAAAGATAGATGTGATATCTGTCGGGGTTTATATGTAATACCGTAACTATATGATATACGTCGGGTATCGTTCATTATTAAAATTTAATACATTCAGTTATTATAGATGGAAGAGTATGCTAATGAAATATTAAGTGGTTTGTGGTTAGGAAATATATTGGACGCAAAAAATCAAGAATTTATAAATAGTTTAGACATAGTCATAAATTGTTCCAAGGATATACCGTTTTTATCTAAGACTACAAAAAATATTAGAATTCCTATAGATGATAATTTAGAAGAAAAAGAAATTAAAAACTTATTTAAATTTTTACCAAAAATTACTTCATTTATTCATTCTTCTTTAAAGAATAATAAAAATATTTTAGTACACTGTTATGCTGGAAAACAAAGATCAGCAAGTGTTATAGTTGCGTATTTAATACGTTATATGAATGTGTCTTTAGAAAAAGCTATTTTATTAGTTCGCTCAAAAAGAAATATTATATTCACTCCATGTATTAACTTTAAAAAAGCGTTACTGCAATTTGAAAAGGATTTCCGAAAGTAAGAGTACTATTATTTTATTTAAATCTCCCCTTTCAATATTTTATTTTTTAAATAAGGTGAAATATTAGGATTCCAAATATCTATTATTAAAATAACCCTTTCCTCGTCACTCAAATAATTTAATATGGGTCGTTCTGAATAATTAGTACGTAAATCTAAAATATTTTTAGGATTTATTAAATGAAAAATATATTCAAGTTTTTATCCATATAATATTATTAATATTTTAAATATTTAGTATAAAGTCGTCAATAATTATTTATAAGTGTTATCATGGAACCATTTCAGCCTTAATTCCTGGGTGGCATGTATACTCGTCTATTTCAAAATCATCATATATAATATTATCAATATCATCTATTTTCTTTTTAATTACTAATGTAGGAAATGTGTACGGTGTCCTCCCTAATTGAGTCTTAACCTGTTCGATATGATTTTCATAAATATGAGCATCGCCAATAACAATATTAATTTTACCAGGGTGAATATCCGTCGCATTTGCTATAATATACGTTAAAGTTGCGGTTGAGGCTATATTAAAGGGCACTCCTAAAAAGATATCTCCCGAACGCTGATACATCATACAGTCTAGAAATCGTTTACCAGTATCAGAACATTTTCTTACATAAAATTGATATGAAATGTGACACGGTGGTAATGCCATCTCCTTTAATTGACATGGGTTCCAAGCCGTCATATACATTCTTCTTGAATTAGGATTAGTACGGATTAAATCTATGATATTTTGCAATTGGTCAACTCCCTCACCTGTATAGTCTGCTCCATGACCCCTATATTTAGCATTAAAATGCCGCCATTGAAAACCATAAATCGGACCACAATCGCCCTCTTCATATTGAGTTAACCCAATACTATCGAGATATTCACGAGTTGAATTACCCTGCCAAATTCGCACCTTATCTTTCTCAAGATCCTTTGAATTTGTGTTCGCATTAATAAACCATAAAAGTTCTTTTAAAATTCCTTTCCAATACATTTTTTTTGTAGTAAGTAAGGGGAATGATTGCGATATATCGAACTGCATTTTAACACCAAACAAAGAAATAGTTTTAGAATTACGAGTTTCGCGCACCTCACCGTCGGTCAATATTTTTTCAAGCAAATTTAAATATTGATATTCTTGTATATTACTGTCTAAAATATCCGTTATTTCGTTAACTTTGTGCGTTTTTTTATTCAAATAATAAATGTTATAGTTCATGTCGCATTTACTACCTGAAGTAATTTCACGCCCTTTATTATTAATTTCTATTTTATCCTTTATATAATATTTCGTTAAGTTTATTTCAGGGAAAAATACATCACCATAATCTATTATAGGTGTTTTTACAATACTTAATATTAATGTATCAAACAAATTATTATCGCTAAAATATTTGTAAATAGTTGCCCCACCAATAACATAAATAGTCTCAATTACCGGGTCGTTATTTAATTTTTGAAGCAATTTATCTACCTCTTTGTAAATATACAAATCACCTGAACGCCCATCCATCGTATTATCATATAAAAACTTGTCTGAATGGGTTAGCACGCAATTTATACGTCCTTTTAGTAAACGCTTTAATGTATAAAATGTTTTTCGGCCCATAATTACAGCATTTTTCTTATTTTTATCAATTGTTGCAATAGTTGTCTTTGTGAAAAATTTCATATCTTCCTTGTTACTAAAAATCAAAGTATTATTATTACCAATTGCTCTATTATTCGCAAGACATGCGATACCTATAATCTTTTTTGACATTATAATTTCTAATTAAATAATTTATAAATAAATATAATCAAATTTAAATTCAAATAGATATTTATATTATATATATATAACATATGGCTAAGAATCTGGTCAATAACGTATATAACTATTTTAATAATCAAGATAATTTTAATATATTAGGTAAGAACCAACAAATCTTAAAAATTGGTAATGTACTTAATTCAATTTTTATTAATAGAAATGATATGGATATCCCTAAATTGGTTGTAGTTGGAAGTCAATCAAGTGGGAAATCAAGCATATTAAATTCTATATTAGGTATGGATATATTACCCACAGGATCTAATATGGTAACCAGAGGACCCCTGCAATTAGAATTAATTCAATCCATCAGCGATATTAAAGCCATTTTTGGGGAATATATTAATGGTGAATGGATAACAATTAAACAGATTGAATTAAGTTCACCTGAACCATCCGCAGAACAAAAAAGAGAAATCGCCTCCCTTATACGCTCTATCACAACCGAGTATGCCGGCGACGGAATGAATATAACAGACCAACCCATATATCTTAGGATTCTTTCACCGACTCTTCCCAATTTAAGTTTAGTAGATTTGCCTGGACTAACAATGGTTGCGTGCACTGACAAAGGACAACCAAAGGATATCAAAACGAAAATAAGAACATTAATTTCAAGTTATATAAGTGATAAAAGTAGTATCATAATGGCTGTTATGCCAGCACGAACAGATATAGAAGCAGATTTAGCATTAGATTTAATCAAAGAGCATGATCCTGAAGGCACTCGCACTGTGGGTATATTAACTAAATTAGATTTAATGAATGAGGGAACTAATATAACCGCTTATTTAGAAAATAAAATATCCAAGGACTTACAACTAAAACATGGATATTATGGAGTCAAAAATAGAAATAAAATGCAAATGAGTGAATTTAATGCCCTGGACGGTTTACGTTTGGAAAAAGAATATATATATTCTCACTCGGTTTATTGTAAAGCAAAATATAAAAAAAATCTAGGAATACCCGCTCTTTGTGATAATTTAAGTAATATATTAGTTAGGTCGCTTAAAAAAAATATACCAGGGATATTAAATAAAATTAATAAAGAATTGGCGGACGCTGAAATAAAGTTGGATAGATTAGGGTCGGCATTACCCGAAGGCGATTCTTTAAAATCAGCGTTAATACATAAAACAATATCAAAATTATCCAGATGCTATATTTCTATCTTAGAAGACAGGGGTAAAAATATTAATACCGCCCGTAATATAAAAAATCACTTTAAGGAATTACGAAAAACACTTATTTCATTGGACCCCTTCTCAAAAGAACAGACATCGGACCAATACATCAACGCAGCAATCGATAATTGCGAGGGAAACCATATGTCTTTTCCGTCCCCCCCAATAGAAGTTTTAGAGCAAATGTTAAAGGACCCCAAATTAAAACCGTTTGAATTAGTAATTAAACCTTCGCATAAATGCGCCCAGGATATAATGGCAGAATTAACTGAATTAATAGAAATTTTATTAAAAGATTTAGGTATAGACAGATTCCCTAAATTTTCAAAACTTATATCAAATGTTCTATTAAATAAGGTATTATTAATAGGCATCAGTAAATTATATAGACATGTTCGAGAAGAAATAGAATGTCAAGAAAATTATATTTGGACAGATGAAACGGCTTTCTTACATATATTAGAAAAAAATAATACGTGTAATATTGATGTTATGAGATTGTTAGCTTCTAATTATTACAAATCTATAATATATGTTCTCCAGGATACTATACCTAAAAAAATTATGCTATACCTCGTAAATTTCTCGGAAAAAGAATTATCAATACAATTATACGATGCCATTAAAAACGAAGACCACTGCGAATTATTAACCGAATATGAAGAAATAGAGACTGAAAGAAGCGGTCTTCAAAAAAATATTGCTGAATTAAGTGGTGCAATAAATATGATTAACGAAATCATGTGACTTTTATTACGAATATAAATATTTGTTTTTCACTACAACCGTCTTCTGCCCTTGTTGGTCCATCCACTTACCATAAAAAAGACGATTTCGTAAAAAGTTTACGTAATCTGCTTATAGTAAAGATTTAATTATTTTTTTTATAATCTAAGATAGCACTTTTAATAGCATCTTCTGCTAACATACTGCAATGTAATTTTACTGGTGGTAATTTTAGATAAGCGGCAATATCAGTATTTTTAATATTTTTGGCGTCATCTATTTTTTTCCCCTTAAGCCATTCTGTAGCAGTCGATGATGCTGCCATAGCAGATCCGCATCCAAATGTTTTGAATTTAGACTCTATAATAATATTTGTATCGGGATCAACTTTTATTTGTAATTTCATTACGTCTCCACAAGCTGGTGCTCCAACCAAACCAGTACCAATATTTTTTTCATTTTTATGAAAACTGCCTACATTTCGGGGATTTTCAAAATGATCTATTACATTTAGGTGATAGCATCTTCTAAATATTTTTCTCATCATGTTAATATATTATAGGTCTTTATATAAATTTATAGAAGTTGTATTTTTCATTTTTATGTCTAATAAAAATATTTTTTGAAAGATAAATACCCATTGCGATAATATTTATCTAAATTAACTTCTGGTTTTTCATATGCCCGTAACTCTTTTTTTAACATATCAGGTATAAGAATATTATACTGTTTAATATCTAGGTTAATTAACTGCTCATATCCGCCGTCTAAATTTAATAATTTATGGAACTTACCATAACCATATAAAACTAAATAACGTGACCCATCTATATCTATTACATCATTTATCTTAACATTTACAGGTGGTTTGGTTGTTTTTTTAATAATTCTATTATCGTGGGTTTTTTTTAATTCATTAGCCTCAGTTTCAAGGGCGTCGCGAAAAAGTTTTCGGTAATCCATTTATATTATAAAATATTATAATAAAACTTTAATTATTTACTTTTACGTCAATCCATACATAGACTTTTTTACCATTTATTTTTTTACACCTTTGAACATTTAAAACGCGGACTTCGAACGTATATCTATCCATATCTTTGTAACCCGGGATTATTTTTATCATTATAATTTCTACAAATACATAGTTCTATAATATTATTAATATTAACTATATCTACTTTATTTAATTTACTTTTGTATGTAATAATTGCTTCAGCGTTATATAATTTTTTTATTATGTCATTATATTGGTCATCATTTTCAATATACCATATTTTTTTAAATATATCATATGTTGATATACTGAACCAATCACAAGTATGTTTTCTAATTCTATTATAAATTGTATTTTTTTCAGTATTATTTAATAAATCATTGAAACTTTTAAAATTACAAGCTTCTACGTATAAATCAGTTCTTATTCTCAAAACTATATCATTATCATTAATTAATGATTTATTATCAATCTTATTAACTAATTGTTTTATACCATAAAACATTTTATATATACGTGGTGTCCAATGTTCAATATTAGGATGTAGTTGTCGTTGTTGAAGCGTTCTACTTGAAATTTTTTCAAAAATTTCTTTATCTTCTGGTTCATATTCATTAAATAAATAATCAACATTTTTTATTAAAGTTTTGTCTATTTTTTCGTTTTCCCAATAACATAAAAAAACAATTACATTATGACTTATTAATTTTTTAAAATAATTAATTATATAATCAATATAATCAATATTAGGACGAATTGGACCTGTTATTAGTAAATTTATATTTGTCATAATAAATATTAATGAGTATGTTTTTATATATTTATAAAAATCTTATAAAAGGAGCATATGACAGGAATGAAAAATATGTAAAACGACCATCGACTAGAAACATAAAATCTAAAAAAATATATGGATTAAGTCGGCGTTTTAAATGTTCAAAGATGTAAAAAATAAAATATCTCCGGCGGTAGTGATTGCGCCTAACCCATCCTGTAATCTTAATTCTTCCCATTTTAAGTCCACGTCTTCAATGTTATATGTTGCTACTATTTTATTTAACTTTTTAGTAACTTTATCTTTTTTCTTTATTGTATAGGGTACTCCGTACTCCACACTCTCTATTGTTGAACCATCCCAACGATATGTGTCTGCTGGACGCGAGTCACTGGAATATTACTTCCAATTATCTAAATAATATTCAGGACACATTGTTAATATAACATCTTTTTCGGTATCAATTATTTGTTTGCTAAAAAATCCACCCATTTATATATAAAAGAAAATAATAATTATTTACTTTTATGTCTTCATCCTATTTATTTTTGATACGTAGTTACTGCCCCTTCACCCCAAATCTGCACATTCACCTGTTATGGTTTATAATATTTTACTGAGTAAGGGTTGTGTCCCACGCATGTAAATATACATATACTTTTTGCTTATTAATCTTTTTAATAAATACTTCTTCACCCGCACCAGTCATATCATGAAGGTCCTCGGCAATCATTTCTCCGTGATGTTTAATATCGACTTTCTCCTTATGGTATTTCAGAGTGAATTTTATTTTATTTTGTTTTTTTTCAGTTTTA